ATGCGAATCGCCCCGCCCGACCAGGACCGACTAACACGCCTCGCGCTCGAGGCCGTGAGCGAGGCGGCGGCTGAGGCGCAGGAGCAGATCGTCGAGATCACTCCAGGCCTCCGCATCGCTCTGCACTGGCTCGTAGCACGTGGACTGCTGCAGCGGTGGCATGTGCGCGAGTTTCTGGATGCAGTGGGAGGTCCGATCAAGGATCACGGGAACCCTGGCGCAGACTGGTATTGCAAGGGTAGCCAAGCGCACAGCTTGTTGGAATATTGCCATCGGGAGTTGGGGTTGCCCCGAGCGTTCGGCCCCGCACAATGGCTTCGCGAGCGCCGCTGGCACGATGAGATGCTTGACCCTGCCACCGGCCGCGCGCAGCCTTGGCTTATGTGCAACAGGTATCGGCCAGGCGAGCGCGAAACCATCCGCCAGCATTTTGGTGCCAAGATGTGGCGCGAGATCAACGACGGGCCTGCGATCGTGCACCCTAAGGATCCTGGCTGGGTTGTGCGTCAGGTCGATGGCGCGCTGGTGCTCGACCAGATGACGTGGGGCTTTCCCGTCGTGCTGACCGGGCGCAAAGGTCAGCCGCTCAAGCCCAAGCCGGTCAACAATGCACGCATGGACAAGCTGGGCGGCTTCTGGCGGCGCTGGACCGGGCCTGAGCACCGCTGCTTGATCCCGGCCACGTCCTATGCCGAGGCCGTGGGACCGTCGGGCGAGATGACCGCCACTTGGCTGTCGATCAAGTCGATGCCGGTTTTCGCTTGGGCCGGCCTATGGCGCGACAGCGACGAGTGGGGGCCGGTCTATACCGGCGTGATGACCGACAACGCGCCGGAGCTTGCCTCTATCCACGACCGATCGCCGGTGATTCTGGCGCGCGAGGATTGGCCCGCATGGCTGACCGGGCCGGCCGATGGCTTGGCGCGGTTCGATCGGCCGTGGCCGGCGGCGGATGTGGTCGTGGATGCGACGCGGGTGCTCTGGAAGGACGGCGGCCTAGAAAGCGAATTCGTGTGACAGCGACTGGCGCTTGATTCGAATCAGGCGCAGATTGGATCCTTGATCGACCGCAAATTCGCGAAACGTGGCCTGTGGATGACGGGCAGAAGCTTGTAGACATTTTATTGTCCACAACAACTCTGGCCCCGCGGAAAATATTTCACAAATCCTAATTTTTACTTGAAGTCGTGGATAACCTACGGTTCGCTGCACTGCAGCAGCTGCAGCTAGCGACGAAGCGAATCGTGTGTGCGACGAAATGCAGCGACCTTATGGGCATCGCCCACTTGCTCGTTGCACCGTGTCCACGCACTATGAGTTACGGGCATCGCAATCAGGAATAAAAGTCTGAGCGGGAATCCCGAAGCCGCAGAAATCCAAGGAGCAGATATCGAGCGCTAGGAGGATCCGGGGAATTGCCGGAATAGAAAAAGGGCCGCCCCGTCTGGAGCGACCCCTTCCTGAAAAGTCCGGACGGCTAGCCGTCGCGATCTCTCCCTTCGCAAGTAGAGCGTCGCACGATTGCCCTCCGGACTCAACCCCAGTTGATAGGAGGTGCGAATGGTTCGCATCCGGTCGTACCTACGCGTCCGTTTCGGTCGCGAAGAGCTCGTTCGGGCGCACTGGCGCTCGCGTTAACAAACCACGATGTGTCGCCGGGCGGGATCCGTCCGGCGACTTTGTGCAGACAAATTGGAGGCTTCCATGATGTTTCAGATTGACCAAGTCTTCGCTGGCTATGTTGATCAGGCGCCAATTGGCACATTCTTCATGCCCATTGAGGATGAAGGTGCCTATATGCTTATTGGTGAGGCGAAGGATCCTGACGAGAACGACGAAGCATTCGCAGTTTTCCTCAGTCGTCACGATTTTGAGTTTATGCCGACCCAGGGTAATCGTGCGTGGAAAGGACTTATCATTTCCGATGTTCGAATTGAAGTTGATCCGAAATCTGCAAGCATAAATCGCTGCGTTGGATGCATTTATATCAAAAATGGAATAATTAGCTTGGTTGCAAAAAATAGAATGTTTAGCAAACTTATAAATATTGGGGTGACTAATTCATTGAATGATTTCGAGGTGGCATTTACGCGTTGGAGTATTATTCATGGTAGGGGTGAGCATAGGAAGGTGCTTGCTGAAATTGACTTGGGCAATCATGAGCATGCAATTTCTATAGCGTAATACTTAGCCTCAGGGTGGCGAAGTGGAGCGCCTAATGCCATGGCCGCGCCAATCCATGCCTGATCAGGTACGCACCCGCGTCCCGCCCGTCGACCGTCACGCGCGCCAAGATCCTCCCATACCGATCCCGCCCGACCGGCGCGATAGTTGTGGTCCCGCCGTCGACTAGTGCAGCAAGTGCGTCCCGCGAGCGCTCGCCCAGCATGTAATCGCACCAGGAGGGATTGCGGCTGCCGGCGAGGCGCCGACGCGAAGCGCGGCTGCAGCGCTCGCTGCCGGCAAGCTCGGGCGCATCGATGTTGACCAGGCGGACACGCTCGGCGCCGCAGCGGATCGTGTCACCGTCATGGACGATCGGGTGTGGGCAGGGCGTGAGCGCGGCGATGGTCGCCAGGGCGAGGGTGCTGGGCATGTAGGTAGAATGCCTTATGCCGGCCAGGGCAGCCAGTGCAGATCGGTCCGGATTAGATCGGGCTCGGATCCATCGCCTGGCCGGCTTGACCATCCTTGACACTTGCGCCCTCGCGATCCTGCCAAATTGGCGGTAATCAGGTCCGGGGGGCGTACGAGGAGAGTCTTGATGCGCAGGATTGTAATTGCCCTGGCCGCCGCGATGGCTGTTGCTGCCACGCCAATGGCCGCTCAGGCCGCGCCGTGCAAAGATGCGAAAGGCAAGTTCGTGAAGTGCCCGGCCGCCAAGCCAGCACCGAAGAAGCCCTGCAAGGATGCCAAGGGCAAGTTCGTGAAGTGCCCGAAGTGAGGTGAATGTCCGTCCAGCGGTCAGGCAGACTTGGCCGCTGGCGGCTTACGGCGCTGCGCACCCCTGCAACAGCGCCACCGCCTTGTCGAATGCCGCGCGCAGCCGCAGGTTCGACACCGCGATCGGGCCGATATCGTGGGCCGCATCGCCGGTCAGCTGATCGCCCACGCGCGGCGGGGCGGCGGGCACGTCCTTGGGATCGACACAAGCAACGGCTACCGGCACGTTCACGCGCTCGACGCGCGTCTCAATGACCGGCGGCGTTGGTTTTGCGGCACAGCCGGCCAAGGCTAACGTGGTCAGGCCCAATGGGGCGAGGATCAGGCGGCGCATTATAGTTCCCCTTTGGCAGCCATCACGGCGTCAGGCGTTCGGCAGAATCCGGCGGCGGACGGCGGCGCGGTCTCGATCGCGTGGGCCAGCCCCTCGCGCACGGCGTTGCGCGGCGCGGTCGCATCGAGCGCAGCCTTGCCAGCGGCTCGGCGCGCGTCGCCCTCGTCCTTGAGCCGCTGCACCGCCGCGTTCTGCATGCCGAGCGCGCCGTGCAGCGTGTCGTAGCTGGTGCGCATGATCGTCGCGGCCCGGCGCCAGTCGTGCTCGGCGCTGCGCCAAAGGACGATTTCGGCAGCGCGCTTTTCCGCCACAGCGCGCTCATGGATGGCAAGCGCGAGCAAGATCGCCACGGCGGCCCAGGGCACCATTGATCGCCAGTGGTTGCGCAGCATGGCCAGCAGCGGGGCGAGTAGGGCGCCGATCATTGTCCATCTCCCGGCTTGGGCGGCTGCGGCAGCCGGCGCGCGATCGTCGGCAGGGCAAAGGCAGCAAAGCCCACGGCCACCGATGCCAACGGGCGCCAGCCTTCCGGCACATAGGCGACCACGCGGGGCAGCAAGGTGGGATCGCTCATCAGATAGGCGACGATCAGGCCGCCGAGCGCAGCCAGCTTTACGGACCACAGGCGCCACAGCGAGCGCAGTTCGATCATCAAGTTGTTCATGCCAGACTCCATGCGAGCAGCGCCCAGGCCAGCTTGCAGAGCAAGTGGATTGCCTGGTCGGTGTTGAACGAAATGCGCCCCCGGCACTTGGCGTCGTCGGTGGCGAAGTGGATTGCCGCCTCGGCCAATGCTAGCCACCAGATGCCCGTGATCAGCGCGACAAGTGCGCCGTGGATCGCAACGTGTGCGCCCAGTGCCTGCCACCAAGGCACGCCGGGAATTGGCGCAGTGCGATTCTTGGCCTTGGAGAGAAAATCTCCCTGGCCGGGGTAATCTGCAAAGGCATGAGCGCCGATCAGCAGGATCAGCATCATGGGAAAGGTCATGCGATCACTCCCAAGCTACGCGCCCGCCGGCGGGCCACCTCTTCAAGGCCCACAAGGCCGCCATTGACGCGCCGGCGCAGGCCGACGAAATCGCCGCGGTCGCAATAACCGTTGGCCTTCACCCGGCCCCAGTAATCGCAGAGCGCGCGCGCCATCGGCACGGGATCGCCGCCGTGGATCTGGGCCGACGTGACACCGAGCCGATCGGCCAGCAGCTTGTATTCCGCGGCTCCGGTGTGCTGGATCAGGCCGCCCCCGCGATGGTCCCAGCCGTCATCGTCCGTGGTGCCATTGGCCTGGTTACCCATCCGGCTGCCGTAGACGTAGTTCGCCAGCGCGCGGGGTTTACCCAAATAGGGCAGCGTGGACTCTACAGTCGGGAAGCGCTGCTTCCAGATGCGCATCATGCCGGCGCTCGAGTAGCGCATGTCTTCGGCGAACTTCGTGTAGCCGCCGGTTTCGTTGCCGGTCTGGCCCAGCAATTCGGCCAGGCGCTGCGGCGTGTCCACGATGCCCGCCGCCAGCAGTTCCGGCGCCAGGGCGACGCCGAGCGCGCGCAGCGCATCGTCGGGCTGGCGCTGCGCCTGGTGCGCCAGCAGCGCCGTGCAGGTCTTGGCGCCCCAGTCGCCATCGACCGGGCCGGGATCGTAGCCGGCAGCCTTGAGACGGGTTTGCGTCGTGCGGATGTCGATCATACGCCCCTCACTTGATGGCCAGGGCGATGCCGCCCTTGATTGCGACCACGATGGCGGCGATTGCCGCGGCCAGCGCGCCGACCCACTTCACGAACTTCCCGCCGGTTTTGACTGCCTCCCAGGCCTTGACGATCTCGCGGGTTTCCTCGACGCCCTCTTTCACGTCGGAGAGCTCGCCGCGCATCGCATCGACCGCTTTGATCAGCTGGTCGACGCTGGTTTCCAGTCCGCTCATGCGCTGGACGATCTCCTGATTGGTGGGCTGGGTCATGACATGCACCATGCGAATGCAGGAATGCGCCAGACGAGGACTGCAAGCCGGAGTTGGCCGAGCGGGGCGTGACCAAGCTTAGCCATGGTAGCCCTTCGGCCGCTGGCCGATCGCGAGGCTGAACGTCGCGTTCCCCACCGCCTCGCCGATTTCGTCGTATCCGGCGATTACGTAGTGATCGCTGTCCATCATCAGACCGCGCGAATAGAAGTAGCGCGTGCCCGTGTGCACCATGAACAGCCCGGCGTTGCTCTCCACCAGTTCATCCTGGGCTTGCCGGATCGTGGCATCGCCCGTCGTGTCGCCGCTGTTCTTGGTCCCGATCCTGGTAATCAGCATCGGCACGCGCGCGCCGATCACGCCTTGCACGCGGCTTTGCAGATCCAGAAACGCCGTCTTGTACGTTGCGCCCGCCACACCATTGTCAGCGTCGGTTTCGCCCTGTTGGATATAGACTTCGCAGCCGATGATCGGCAGCTGCGCCGCAGCAGCAAGGGTCAAGGCATTGGACAGATCGGTGACCGCCTGGCTCCATGATCCTCCCGTCGCAGACCAGGCACCCGTACCGACGATCGACGTGCCGCCTTCGGCCGAGTTGATCAGGATGCAGCCGATTTTCCCGTTGGACAGTTGCTGCACCCGCTTGGCGAGCGCCGGCCCCATCGAACCGCGCCCCGCCGCTGCCGTCGCATCGTTGCCGGTGGGATCGGCAAGCGTCGCCAAAGTGTTCGACGCGCGCACGTATTTGTACGCTTGGCCGGTCTGAAACGTCTTGCTGCTCAGAGTTGTTGCGCGACCAGAAACGTTGGACTGGCCGATCATCCACACCAGGATGAAGCCAGTCGGCGCCACACCTGAAAAATCGGTTCCACCTCCCGCCTCTAGTGCGGTCACGCGCGTCTTCAGGCTGGCAACGTCGGCAGTATTTCCGGCCGTGGGCAGGATGGTGTTGAACGTCAAACGCAGCTGGAACTGCGCGGTAGTGATCGGCCCCGTCGCCGTGAACGAAGTCGCGTTGCCGGCGCCACCGCTGCTGTAATAGCCCCCGCTGTCGCCCGTCGCGGTCAGATACGAGACCAGGCCGTTGCCAGTCGTGGTAGCGCGCGGCCAGATGCCGATGTAATCGCCATTCGCCACCGGCCAGGAACCGAAGGTGGCGTAAGTGATCGTGTTCAGCCCGGCCACCACCGGCACGACAAGATCCGTCCCCACTTGGGTAAATGTCGAACCGCTCTTGCTGAACCGCCGCAATAGCACAGTGCCCGTGCCGGTCGGGTTGAACAGTTCGATCTGTTGCAGGAAGCCATCGGCCGTGACTGCGTTGGCATAGACATAGGTGGCGCCGCCCAGCGCCGTACCAGTGACCAGCGTGGCACCGCTTGGCCGGCCCAGTAGGGTCTGGATGCCGCCAGACTGTCCATTGACTGACCCCTGCAAAGTGCCGATCGCCAGTGCATTGGCCGAAACCGTGGTGGACAGCGTCGCGAATTGGTCAACCAGCCCCACCGTTGGCAGCGCCGTGATCACGCCGAACCGCATTTGCAGTTGGACGTTGGTCGTGGTCGCGGCATCCGTGAAGGTGCCCGTGTCGCCAGCACCAGCGCTATCGTAATAGCCGCTGCTGTCGCCCGTGGCGCTCACATAGGCGAGACGGCCAGCCCCGCTGGTATAGGCATTGATACCCAGGCGCTCACCAGCATTGACCGGCCAGGAGCCGAAGGTTGCATAGGTGATATGGTTGAGCCCCGGCTGCACCGTCAGGACCAAGTCGCTGCCAACCTGGGTGAAATTGTTGCCGCTCTTGTTTTCGCGACGGATGCGCACGGCGCCAGCGGACGCGGCCGGATTGTAAATGTCGAAATATTCGAGATATCCATTCGACGTAATCGCATCAGAATGGACATAGGTGGCGGCGCCCACCGCGGTGCCAGTCACCAGCGTAGAGCCGGTCGGGCGACCCAAGACCTGGCGCGTGCCGGCGCTGCCATTGATCGTGGCGATCAGAGCTTGCACCATGGAAGACAATGCCAGCGACTTCTGCGTGCCGCCGGCCGGCCAGGACGCCAGCGTTCCTCCGTTGTTGTACCAGCTCAACAGCGCGGTACCATCAGACGACGGCGCCTCGAAAGGCACGTTCGCTGGGATCAAGCCGACGGTTGCTGTGGGTGCGGTCGGCGCAGTGGTAAATCCTGCCGCAGACGGCCATGCAAAGGACGGTGCCGTGCCTGACGTGGAAAGACCGCCCTTGTCACGGCGATAGGATGCGACCTTGCCATCGCTACCGATTGTGCCAAAAATTCGCATGCCCCAGAAGCCGTTGGTCGGGACAAGCTCATATTCACCCGGAGTTCCGCCCACGCCCGTTCCGACGCCGCCAGAAACAGCGGTTACGGTGTTGGGAGGCGTTCCGCCCGACGAAACCGTAGTGGGCAAAACGCCAAAGGATGCGGCAGAGCTTGCGGAGGCCGCCGCATACGTCGCGGAATCGTTCGCTTTGTTCGTGGCGAGCACGACTTGATCGCCAGCAAGGGACACCTGGGCGGCAGACTGATCGCGCGCCGCCTCACTCTGCCCCTTGGCGGTGATCGATGCATCACGTGCAGTTTCAGCGAGGCCTTGCGCTGTCTGAGCAGCCAATTTTGCTGCGTCAGCTTCTTCCACAGACAGCGCAATGTCGGCGCCCCCGAATGGCACTGGCTTGACCATGCCACCCACGATGCCCAACACTTTGCCTTCTGAATCGGCCAGCGACGCCATCGGCAGAGGCGCCTCACCCAGCGGCACACGGAGCGCTCGATCAACTTCGCGCTTGTTCGCCTGATCGCGCAGTGCTGACCGGTCATTGGTACGATTTACCGCCGACGCCAGCCATGCGCTTCCATCCTCGAACTGCGTTAGCTGCTGAAAAGACGGATCGAGCAGGATATAAATTTCACCCGACGTCGGCGGTGTGTCGAACACGACAGAGCCACCACCGCCACTAGCCAGCGAGACGGAAAATCCACTTACCGACGCCCCATCGATTTCTACCTGCACATCGTCAGTGACCAGCGCCGTGAAGGTGAACGGGAACGTCGTAGCCACGCCGTTGGCGATGAACGGCCCGTCGAATGCATTGGTCGTGGAGACAGCCATAATACCCACCGGTTGCGAATACCGATGGGTCTATGGGGCTGGACTATGCGCGTGAATCGCGTGGGGTCAGTCGTCCTTGACCTTGCCGGTGGTCAACCCCTCTATCCAGTCACCCACACTTTGCGGATCTGCGCCCTGGCCCACGTCGACCAGGAACTGCGTGGCGCTCGCGACCTGCCCAGGCACCAAGCCGGTGAGATAGCCGGTCGTTTCCAGCACATCCTTAGTGGCGTGCTTTGTTTCCTGGCCGCGCGCCAACTTGCCCACGTCGCGCCCAGCCTGAGCCAAGCTATCGGCCGCGCGCTGCATCGGAGTGAGGGATGCGCTGAACACTTTGTTGCCGGCGACTGCGTTCCAAGTCGGCTCGAACACGTCGCGGGCGAGGGGGATCGGGCCAATCGCATTGGCCAGCATCTTGCGCGCTAGCCATTCGCTCCACCATTCATCATCGTCAGGGCCCCCACCGCCCGTCACCCCAGCCTTGATCAACTCGGTCAGCAGGGGCGGCGCGATGAGCAGGAAGAAAGCCCGCGCCGTGAGCTTTGGCAGGTTGCGCGTGCGCCGCGCATCAGCGCCACCGGTATCGCGTGCCAGCGTGCGCTGGCGCTGATACTGGGCAGAGAAATAGCTGTAGAACATCGTGAACAGCTTGGTCGCTTCGCCCCATTTCCCCGTGCCACGCACAATTGCCGCCATGTCCTTGGGCGATCCAGCGCCCTGTGACTGACGCACCGCCTTGTCCCCGGCATAGATCGCGTCAGCTTCTGTGGCGCCGCCAGCGATTGCATTGGAATAGGCGGCCATCCACGTCGGCACGGAAACCACCCGATCCATATATCCGATGCCATGGAACATGAAGCGCTTGGCATCCAGCGCCTGGCGCGCGAGCTTGCCCACCGGGTTCACCGTGGCCATGGCCGCGATCTGATTACGGATATCGCGGTCCAGCGTGTCCATGCGGGCTCGCAATTCGCCAGACCGCTCAAGAGCAAAGCGCGACGTTTCGATCGGCGAGGCGGCGAACCGTGCGATGGCCTTAGCCATGGAGCCGGCCCCGACCACCTCGACCGAGTTGGAGTAGCCGGCGATTTGCGTCAGCATCGTGGTGGCACGCAGGCCCATGCCGACCACAGTCACATTCGCCCGCAGCTTGCCCAGCCACTTGCCAAAGCCTTCGTTCCCGGCGCGCTCCATCGCCCAGGAGTTGGCCACAAACTTCACCCACGGCCGGAACTGCTTGCGGATTTCAGGGCCAAGGGCGGCATCCACCGCGCGCGACACCCGCTCGCTGGTAAGGAAGCGGTTCGCCTGGATCACAGCCTCACGATGCGTGACGTCGTGGATCACCTCGCCCAGATGCCGGTTGATGACGCCCAGATCCAGCAGGATCGGCGCCTTGACTTTTTCTGCACGCTCTTTCGTCGCCCGGGCACGCGTGGTGGCGCGAGTGTAGTTCGTACCCAGCAAGTCGCTTTCCTTGCCGCCACGCTCTTCCGCGCGATAGTCGCGCGTGGTGTCATAGATCGCCGGATAATAGCCGCCGCGCATCGGGCCGTGCGGCGTGTCGAACGCACGCGGACCGATCTTCTCCGGCGCAACACCGTTCACGCGCCGCTCCAGCTGCTCGATCATCGGCCATAGCGTGTCGATGGTATCCCACACGCTCTGCACGAACTGCCATTCGCTGGCGGTCAGCGTGTCGTTCAAATAACCCTCGATAGCGCCGGGGTTGATCCGGTAGCCGTCAGCCAATCGCTGGAAGTTTCCGGCGTTGCCGATGTTGAGCGCCATGGCGATGACCTTGGACCGCTCCATGCGCATTGGCCGGCCGGTGGCCACGTCTGTCCAGGGCATCTCCAGCTTGTCCCGCCACCGTGCCGCATCTTCGGCTGGGACAGCCTTGAACAGCCCTTTGATGCGACCGTAGTAATCGGCCAGCATGGCGTTCTCTCGGTCTTGCGCATCAGCAATCGGCCGAAACGCGATCCGGTTGAACACGCCATTGGGGTCGCCGCCATCGAGCCAATCGAACACGGTTTCCAGCTTGAGCAGCGTGGCGTCCACAGCCAGCGCGCCAGCCTTGATACGCTCGAGCATGTTCGGATCGGTCAGATCCCGCGGCGGCGCGCCAGCGATGTTGTCGGCGGCGCGCTCTGCTTCATCGAAAATGTCGCTCCACTCGCGCTCTTCCTGATTGTCGAGCAACGTCTGCTTCAGCCGGCCCAGGTGCATGACCTGGTTTACCGCATCATCCAGCCCCAGCAGGTTCTCAACCGTCAGGCGCGACCAATGCGTGCCACGCAGCGTGGCCTCAAAGCTGGCCGGAACGACGATCTCGCGGCCATCGGCTTCCTGTTGCGCCGCCCAGGCCTCCCACTTCCCCTGGCGCTCGATCGACTTCTGCGAGCGCGGCCCCAGCTGCACCGCATCAAGCAAGGCATGGGCCTGTTCGAGGTATTCCTGATCCACCGACTTCATGGTCTTGCGCTTGGCGATCTTGGCCAGGCGGTCCTGCGCGCGCGAAACCTCGTCATAGGCCGCCTTCGATTCCGCCAGCAGCGCGGCCGAGAGCATCTGGCGTTGCTTGGCGGCGAACGCCTCATCCATCTTGCCTGCCAGGATTGCCTTTTCAGCCTCGCGCCCGGCCTTCGCAACCGCCTTCGTGTGGCGCTGGATAGCCGCCAAGCTGGCCTGTTCCACGATCACGCCGCTGCGCACCCGTTGCCGGGCCCAAGCCCTGGCAACCTGATAAGGCGTTGCCTGTTGCCCGGTACGCCGGCCGAGATAGCGCAGTTCCGTGGCCAGCAAATCACCGGCCAGGTCATTGTTCACGGCGGCGATCGCCTCTTCCTCGATGCTCCCATCATTGAGCGGATCATCGCCGTGGCGCCGCTGCATTTCCTCGTCTGCGGCATTGTCGATCATGCGCTGGCGCAGGCCGCGCGCGTCGCCACTTTGCTTAGCGGCCAGGTGCTGGCGCTGGGCGCCGATCAGAACCTCGATCATCTGCTGGCCACTTTCGAAGCCGGCCATTTCCGCGAGCATGTCGGGGTTCACGCCACCGGCCTTGTGGAGAGGCGGAACCTGCTTGGGCAGCAGGTCCAGCACATCGCGGCCGAAGCGGTCCTCCAGCCATTCCCGGCTGATCGGCGTGTCGCGCATGAGGCGCAGCGACCTGAGCAGCGGCGCTGCATCGAGCCGTTCCGCTTCATCGGCGCGCGCCGCCGCGCGCTCATCGTTCCAGGCCTTGGTCCGCTGCCGCCGGATTGCCGCCATGGTCTTGGCCAGCAGATCGGCGTTCGCCTTGTCGCGCGCGCCCTGTGCAAGCTGGGTATAGGCATCGAACTCAGGCCCGGTCATCCCCATGGCCTTGGGGTCAGTGATTGCCGGCTGCATCGACAAGGCATCACGCTGCGCCGAGATTTCCTCATCGGTGGCAAGCAGGCGCCCGAACACCTCGCGAATTTCCGGACTGATCGGCGCACGCAGAGCCTCGACCTTGCGATAGATCGCCAGCATCCACCCGCGCACCGTCTCGAACAGCCTGGCCAGGCCAGTGGACGGCGCCTTGCCCTCCATCAGGTAGCGTTCGATTCCGCGCGCCCAGTATTCGTGCGCTTCGACCGGGATTGTGCCATCATCGGCCAGCGGATGGCCCAGGCTGGCGAACCAGCCCTTGACCGTCTCCCAGTCGGTACGCAGCTGCTCGCTGGCATCGGGATGCGTGGCATCTGCGCGCAATTCCTCCAGCCACTGGTGACCGAATTCGTGGATCAGCGTCGAAGGGTTGCGGCTCTGGAAAAGCTCGATCGTGCCGCCACGACCGCCCTGGCCGGGGATGAAGCGGCCGCGCGGGCCAGTTTGGGCCGATTGCTCAAGATCATTGCTTTTCCGGCGCAGTGAGAGTAGAGGCTTTTTCTCCCTCTCAGGCTTCATGTCCGGAATTGGACCGGAATAATCAGCCTGAGGGGGTTCTCCTTCATAGACCGGATTGCCCTTGGCCTTTTCCGCATCGATCATCGCCTGAACGCGATCAATACCGGTTGCGCCAGCCACCCCATCCTTGCCGTAGACACTGACCACCACTGAACCATCGGTCTGCGGTTCAAGCACGGCCAGGATCGGATTACCTTTGGCATCAAGCGCACGAGTTGCGACAATGACGCGCGACGAATTGTTGGCGTCGGTGGTCGGGAAGATCGCCCACGGTTTGGCCAGCAGGCGCGGAAGGTTGCGGATGGCCTCCCGCGAAACCTCGTCGTGATCGCGGCCGATAGCATTCAGCTTCCCGCGCCCGATGCGCAGCACGCCTTCGGGCAAGCCATAGGTTGACAGAACCGCCGGGGTGCGGCCCAACTCAATGAACCCGCGCGAGCGCTCGCCATTCAGGGATGCCTCGATGTCTGCCGACACGGCATCATCCGCCTGCTCATACCCCTGGCCCTGCTGACCAGTCGTATACTCCTGGATCGCCGCGCGGATTTCGGCATCAGTCATGCCGTCCGGATCGCGCCCATTGGCTTCGAGCATGGCGCGAAGATCATCAGCCGCCGCGCGGGCCGGGTCGATCTTGGGCGCTTCGGCATAGCGCGGCCGCCCCGCCAGTTCATCGCGAATTGCGTCGAGCAGGGTGTTCTGGTCGATTGCGCTGGGCCCGGCCTCGAACTGGGCAGCCTGCAGTTCCGGGAAGTAGCCGGAATCGATCGCCGCCGACAGCGTGGTGTCCAGGCCATATTCGCCGTTGCCCGAAAGCGTGCCCACTTCGTTCTGGCGTGGGTCGTAATCGCGGATGAGCTTCCGGCGCCCCTTGATCGGCGTGGGCTTCTTGCCCTTGTCATTCAGGTGCCATCGGTCCAGCCCCATGGCCTTGAGGTCGCCGCCGACGTCGTTGATGCCGCCCCGGTCATTGATCCATTGCAGCAGGGTCTTGCCTTGCGGGATTTCGGCCGGCGCGCGCTTGCGCATGGCGTGGATCACCGTGTCCCACTGGTCCGCCCGCTGGATTTCAGCCAAGCTATCGGGGAGCACGGCGCGGATCGTCGAACCGAAATCCTTGGGATCGAGCGGCCGGCCATTGCGTTCGGCGCGCACCGCGGCGCGCAGCACGTCTAATTCGGCGTAGATGCCGGCCATGCGCGGTGTGAACCCGGCGTTCTGCAATTCCTGCGTGCGTGCTTCAACAATGGCGGCGCGCTGGCTTTGCTGCTCTGCCGCCGCACCGTCTTGCTGATCGGCCTTTTCAGTGACCCGCTTGATTTCCGTTTCGGCGTTGTCCTGAAATGCCTGTACCTCGCGCATAGACATGCCGCCAGGCCGCAGGCGAATGTCATCTTTGAGCGCAGCCCATGCCGGCGTGCTGGGCAGGGCGGTCAACGCAAAGTCGGACGGCAGCACCACGTCACCGCCAGTGGCCAGCGCTTCGGCAATCTGGCCCTGATAGTCTGCCAGCGGATCGTCGAACTGGTTGTAGCTGTCCGACTGCTGATACGCCGTGATCGCTTCGGCCGGAATGTAAACCTGTGGCGGGATGTGGCCGTTCTCACTGGCGACACGCAGCAGTGCGGCATAGGCTTCGGGATCGCGCTGGCGCAGCGCCGAGCCTTCTGCCGCCTTCGCCATCAGGTTGAGCGCTTGACCGTCCTGTGCGGCGCGCTGCGCCTCTGCCTGGCCGCGCTGATAGTGATTGGCAGCAGCTTGCGCAGCCCGATCAGCGAGGACTGCGCCACCAGTCTGCGCGCCAGTGGCCGCTACCGTGCCGACCAGGGTAGCCAGTGCAGCTTCGGGCCGGGCCTTGAGGTAATCGCCAAACGTCTGGCCTTGGTTGAGGGATGCCCAGTCGGAAAAATCCTGCACGACAGTCGCGATCTGCTCGCCAGGGATCTCGTGCACCAGCTGGCCGAGGATGGCTTTGCCCACCGGCGTCTTCTGCACCAGCGCTTCCACCAGGTGGCTGGCTGGGGTCTTTTCAGTGATATACTCGGTGCCGCCCTGCGTAAGCGCATAGGATAGCGCCGACGCCCCTGTCAGGCCCTGGGCCCGCCCCTTCGCATAGGCATTCCCCCCAACCGACGCGGCGGGAATGGCCGTCGCCAGTTCCGGGTTGCGCGTCATCGCGGCGGCAATAGTCAGCGGGATGCTTTCCAGCGCGGACAGCGCGCTTTCAGTCCAGAAGTTGTTGCCGATCGCGCTCTGGCGGATCGATGCCGCTTCATCGCGCATTTGCTGCCGCCCGGCCGCGCGCCAGGCCTGCTGCTGGGCGAAGGCCTTGTCAGGATCATACCCCTTGGCCAGACCAGCCTGCTGAAGGACTGTCGTCAGGGCAGTATCGACGCCGTACCCCAGGTAATCGGCAGGTGCCAACAACGTGTCAGCGAACTCTCGCAGGCCTGCTGCGCCTTCATAAACACCCGACGCACCTATACGGGCAGGCACCTTCTTGAGCATGTCCCAGGCGCTTCCCAGGATGCCCAGGCTCTTGGTATCATCCGACGCCGCCACGGCGCTGCGCGGATCGCCCGCCGCCCACTGGCCAATGGTGGGGTGCTGATCGATGAGCTTGCCGAAGTTGTTCGCCCGCAGCGAGCGTTCAGCGTCCTCAATCGAATCCTCCACGTCAGCCGGCAAAGTGCCGAGGCTGCGCGCCGTGCGTACGGTGCGGGCGACCTGATCGGGCGCGTGTGGTGACGTGAGGATGTCGAAGCGGATTTGGTCCGTGCGTTGGCGCTTGATCGCGTCGGCGCCAGCGCTCCCCGTCGCCGTGTTCGACGGGTTGAATTGCGCCAGATAGTCGAAGGGGTCGATAGGGCCAGCCATTGGCCGACCCTATGAGAGCTAGTTCCCCTGTGAATCCCGAGCGGTTCGCCGATACTCGCGCACCACGTCGTCGTTGCTCGCATTCTGGATGCCGCGCAGTCGCAGGTTGTTGCGGATGGTCTGGACGGTCTGCTGGCTCAGGTTCTCGAACTGGATATCGTAGAGGTGGCCGACGTTCCCATTCGCAAACCGGATTTGCTTTGTTGCTTGCGTGACCGCCTGTTGCAACTGGGCTTCCGTCGGTATCGTGCCCTTGGCCGCGATGCCATCCGCGAACTGCGCCACTGTGTCCAGGATGGCCAGCCGCTGGCGGTTATAAGTCACCATGGCATCGGGATGTTTGATGCCAGGATTCGTCCGCAGCAGGCCGGGGTTGCGCCGCTCGAATGTCGCCAGCGCCGATGCGGATGCATCCGCTGATGACCATTGACGAGCCGAAGCGCGGCGCTTGGCCTGCTCCTCCGCCAGGCTGCTTAGATCCGAGAACGGCACCAGACCTTGATATTTGCGCAGATCGGTCTGCGCGAACTTATCCGGCTCCAGATAGGACTGCAATTTCAGGGCCAGGGCAGTGCTCTCCTGCGCCTGCTTTGCCGACGCATCGTATTTGGCCTTCTGCGCCTTTGCGAGGTTGCCGCGCATTTCCGCCATGTACGCCGGCTTCACTCGGCTGGCGATGTTCGACGGGATGGCGTCGGGAGAAGGGTCCTCTCCATTGTGGTTAGCCTGATAATTGCCAATCCACTGGTGCAGACTGTCGGCAGCATCCTGGTATTGATCGTTGAGCGCCTGCTCGTCCTGGCCCATACGCTGCCGAGCATAGCCCTTCACGCGCTCGCGCTTTTCGAACGACCAATCCGTGCGCTTATCGATCGCGGCGATGATGGCGCCCTGGTCCCAGTTGCGCGGTGCCTGAGGCGACCCGACGACGCTTGTCGCGCCAGGCCGTCCACCGATGACTTTCTGCGGATCAAGATCGGCGCCGTCAGCGCCACGGACGCGCAGGTGCACATGCGGGCCGGTCGTATGGCCCGTCATGCCCACAGTTCCCAGCACCGTGTCGGGCGTGACGGTGTCGCCGACTTTCACCGACTGGTTGCCCATGTGCGCATAGGTCGATGTCGTGCCGTCGGGGTGCTTGACCTTCACCCAGCGCCCAGCGCGATCGTCCTGCGTGACCGCTTCGACCATGCCGCCGGCAATCGGATGGATGGCAGCGCCCATCGGGGCACCAATATCTAACCCGGCTGAGCCGCGCTCCTTGTGCTGCTCGAAGGTGTTGGTGACGCGACCATTCGCCACTGGCATCTGGGCAGCAACGCCTGGCTTGCCTTGTGCAGCCTCAGGAACCGCGCGCGCAGCGCCGAGGCCCGCCGTCACCTCCAGGAACCCATCGGCCGCGTCTCGCCGCTGCATAGGCTCGCGCAAGGCGTCCAGTGCAGCATTGCGCTGGTCGAACGTCATTTCATCGTGGTGAGCGTCGAACACAGCGGAAGCCATATCCACCTTGTCGTCTTTCACCAGCCGATCGATGGCCGTGGCATAGACGGCGCCCTGCTGCTGTTTGACGTAGTGGCCAGCTGCGTCACCCAACCCGGCAAAATCGGCGTAGGCTTGGGCCTTCTGCCCGACGATACCGACGGCGGCGCGCAGATCGGCAGGATTGTCCACTAGCCCGGCCGCCGCATCTTGCGCGTCGGCCAATTCGGCCCCGAGCACACCCTTGCGTTGCACTGCAGCCTGCTCGATCGCGTGACCATTGATCTCGCCAAGCGCCGAAGCATAGAGCGCGCCGAACCGCTCGCCGAAGATCTTCTGCGCGCGCGGGCTTTTCAAGCCCTCCAGCCCCTGTTTTCGCAGGTCATCCAACTGCTTCTGCGCCGCCGGCAGACCATCCACCGCATTGCCGCCCTGCTGGGTCTTGAACTGGGTCAGCGCGTCCGAAAGCTTGGGCTGCAGCGCCAGAACCTGTTGCCGGGCCACGGTGTCATCATGCTGGGCGTTCAGTTGGTCGATCGCGCTCAGTGTCTGGCCTAGCCGGTCCATGCCTTCAGCAAAGCCGTTGGGCACCGCGCCGGGGGCCTGCAGCCGGGCACTGACAGGCGCAGCACCGTTGGTTGCCTGCTGATATTGCGGAGCGCGGGGCATCAGCCGAACCCTCCCTTGGCCTTGGCGGCCTGATACTGCTTCACCCCACCCAGCACGCTCGATCCCATGTCGAACACGCCGCCGATGATCGCATTCGTCTTGGCCGCGCGCGCCGCGTTGGCCTGGGCATCATAGTTGGCTGCATTGATGTCGTGGCTGCGCAGCGTGTTGTCACCCTGGCGGTAGATGTTCGCCACGTCTTCCCGGCCGAGCAGATCGGTATCGGCCACTACATCAGCAGCGGTGCCAAAGCTGGTCGACACGCCGTTTGCTGCCGCTGCCACGGTCTGCTGCCCCTTGATGCGCGCGATCTCCCGATATTGCTTGAGCGCGGCCTGGCGCGTGTTTTCCTGGTCCTGCTGCGCTGCATCGCGTTCGGCCGCGGCGTTGGCATCGGCCACCTTGGCCTGCACGTTGGCCTGCTGCACGGCGCTGATGGTCTTCATCGCGCCGGCGCCCACCGATAGGGCAGCAGCGGCAATTGGGATGAGCGGCGCGCACATCAGCAAGGCTCCTTGGAAAACCGGCGAAACATCACCCCGCGCACGTCCTGTTCCTCATCATCAACGGCAAAGCCCCAGCGCTCCAGCAGCCGGATCGCCTGGCTATTCTGCGCGGAAACTAGGTTTCGCAGGGTCAGTCGTGAATCGTGCAGCCGCTCGATGATCCCCGGCCCCCATTTCAGCAGTTCACGCGGATGCCGGTAGACCTCGTCTGTGCCCAGGAACCAGGGGACGCCTTCACCGGACAGCACGCTTTCCACCACCACGCCGAACATCGCGTGCGCCCGGCCGTCCAGCAGGGCAGTCCAAGCTCTGGCGCTGGCGGCAATTCCGGCGCGCAGGGCCTGCTTTGGCTCCCGGCCCATGGCGCGGCATTCCAGTTGATCGATCGCGCGCATGTGGCGAGCCAGGAACCCGACATGGCAAAGTTCCGCCGGCACAATCCTGATGCCAGATCCGATCAACCGTAGATTTCCGGGTCCTGAGCGATTGCCAGCATGGTGAAAGGCAACGGCGCGGTCTGGCGGATCAGCACGGTGCATTCGTCCTTGGCCTTGTTGGCCATGTTGATCGTGTAAGCCCCGTTCATCAGCGCATCCGGTGCGGCATAGGCTTCGGCAGTGCGCGACTTGAGCGGGAACAGGTTGGCTTCATCGATGCCGGCCATGATCTGCCGGGTATTTGATAGCTGCACCACGACTTCGCCCGTGCTGTGCACGCGGCCCATGTTTGATCCAGACTGGGGCGAATTGATCCGGACTGGCAGCGTCTCGACCGTGACCTCGTAAGGTATGCCGAAACTGGCGACCGTGCCGCCACCGAAGTCTTCCGGCAGCGTGATCGTGCCATTGGTGACGGTGAGCCCTGAGATGGCCTTGCCATCGACCAAGCCGGCAACATCGGTGCGGCCCTCCAGGTGCCACAAACCAGTGAACGTCGTCTGCGTTTCTTCGAACGTCCCTGATACCGCGCAATCGAGAAAGCAGCATTCCTTCACATCCGACCAGCGATGGCTGACCATCCGCTCCACGAAGCGCCGCGTGACACCTTGCACCTGCCGGTCGACCATGAGGTAGACGCGATCCTCGCCATCCTCAGAGATGCAGCAGACCGACACGACATCGCCGTCGGTTTCGCACAGGGTCCAGCCCCACACGTTCTGCTCCTGCTCCCAGGTGAAGCACAGCAGCTTTCCATCGTCCCGGGCGGCCCAGATGACGCTGCGTGGCTCTTGCGCATAGCACCAGGAAACGATGCTCATGCCTTCGAAGAAATGCGGCGAGAAGATCGACACATCGTTCGATTTCAGGCCATCGATGGTGAAGTCATAGCCGATCGTGCGCACCGACTGCCCGACGCTAGGCTGGTAGAACACGACATTGTCCACGACCAGGGCGGGAAGGCGCGAGGAGCCGCGCCCGATCTGGCGCCGGGTAGCTGGCGGTGATGTCGCATCGAGCACGCCGCCACTGCCATCGCCATCGATGTGAAACACGCTGTCCGACGTCAGCGCCAGCAGGCTGGTGGTCGTCACCAGATGGTTCACAGAGTTGACGCGGCCAGCCATGATGGCGAACGAAAGGGCGTCAGACGCGATGGCCGGGCGGGACCGGTCCATATTCTCCAGCTGGCCCGATCGAGATCCCCAGACGCCGTGCGGGACGTTGGTCGTGCGCGCCCACATCGAGCGCTGCTCGAAAAGGGTGACGGTCGAAGGATAATCCCCAGCAGCTGCGAATGGGTTGTTGCCTTGCGGCGGCGCCTGATCGAGCGCTGGCCCGATGTTGTCGTCGCGAAACGTCGTGGAATCGGTCGTGCCGATGTAGCCAAAGAACTGCGAGTTGTCGGCCTTGTACACCTTGTAGCGCGTGGCACCGGTCACTGCCGACCAGGTGATCGTGTTGTAGTTCCGCTTGAGCGTCAGATCGTTGGTAACCGTCGCCTCACTCGACGCCCGGCTCTCATACCCGGTGTCATCGTTGAAGGACGTCACACAATAGGTTGCCGGCTGCGGGAAATACGATTTTCCGCTGTTGTCGCTGTCCGTGTTCGGAACCGTCGCAACAGCTGTGCAGGTGGCTGGTGCGTCGATGTTGGGGCCGAAGCTCACATCATTGAATGACCAGTCGGTATGGCCCGCTCGGATCAGCTTGGCCGGCGCGTGGTCGATATGCGCCAGGTACATGGTGTCGGCGGTCTGCTCGAAATCGAGCTCCGCCAACTCGACGCCATTATAGGGCGACCCGACTTTGTAGATGCGATATCCACCCATCTCAGGGCTCCAGCTTGCGGATATAGCCGAAACCACCACCACCACCGCCACCAGTCGTAGGCGGCGCGGGCGTTTCCACCACCGGCGGCACCACTGGCACGACGGGCGGCGTCGGCGTGACCGTGCGGGTTATTCCGCCCTCGCAGCCGCTGAACGCCGGCGCTGCGCTGGTATCGACCGCCACTGCGAAATGGCTGTCATCGACGATCGTCACGACCTTGAAGGCCCTGCCGTTCAGCAGATCGCCCAGGCCGCCATCAACGCCGTCGAAATACCACCAATCACCGACGGCAAGCCCGTGATAGGCAACCGCCACCACCGCTTGGGCGGCATTGGTGATCCCGGTAATGGCCAGTTCTTCCTCCAGCACCCGCCCGCCGGCGGCGCATGGCGCCATGTAGCCCTGGCCCATCTCGAGGGCATACGTCTGGGTCAACGAAAACTGGAACGGGACGAGCCGCGTCGGCTTGCTGGCGTCCAGGACCTCGCCGACAAGACGCGTGCCCGGTCGCTTGGTGATCCCGCCATACTTGAGCACCAACACATTGCGCGCCTGGCGCAGCGTCGAACCATAGGCCTCGACATCGAACCGGCCGTAGAGTTGCGGACCAAGTTCGCCGCGGCTGAAATTGACCTGCGGGATACGCACGCTCATGCGAAATCACCGATCCCGGCTCGCGCATACTCGGCATCGCTGGCATAGCGCACCGGCCTGTGAACGCGCTTGTTCTCTTCATCAGCAATAGCGCGGGCGCGGGCCAACTCTGCACGCTGCTCTAGCACCTGTGCGACTTTCGCATCCTTCTTGATCGGAAGCGCAATGCGCGCAGCCAGTTCCAGTTCGAACGCGCGCGCCACCAGAGCGGGCATGTCGCCAGCCTCCAGCGTGTTGCGTGCATAAACCAGCGTCGCCGTTGGCACGTTGGCATAGATGCGGCCACCTTCGTGCAGGTAGGCCAGCGGAATCGCGTCCTGAAACGGAAATGGGTAAGGCCCAGCGATCGGCAGATCGGTGGCGTCATCCTCCACCTGGCGGATGGCCAAAGGCTGGGCCAGGTCCGCCGGCTCTGCATAGGCAAACAGCCATTCGGCGGGGCGGTCGTTCGCCACAGATGCAAGCGCCTGACGCTTGATCATCCAATGCCATTCGGTCCAGTCGGCCACTTCCAGCAAGAGCGGGGAGGCGAAGCGCGAAACCTCGCGGGCCTCGATGCTCCCTTCGGAAAAGTCGGCGATCTGGCCTGCCGCGATCTGCGCCAGTGCACGGTTACAGAGGTCGATAAGAGCAGCCATGACAAGACGCTATGCCCGGGCCGAGCGGGCGTGAATCCCAACAGAAAAGGCCCGAGGTTTCCCTCGGGCCCCATCGGTACTGTTGCAGCCTGTCAGGCCGGCGGATTGGGATTGGCATCCCCGCCCGATCCATCGCCGGTACCATTGCCGCCGTCGCCAGCGCCGCCATCGGCGTTCGTGCCGGCCTTGGCAGCCTTGCCCTTTCGGCCCTTGGTAGCCGCGGACTGGGCATCGCTGGACGCATCCGTGGCCTCCTTCGCGGCGTCGCGCGCGGCCACGGCTGCCTTCGCGGCGTCATCCTGCGGATCCCAGGCCAAGCCCGGCATGATGTCGGTGGTGAAAAGTTCACCGGGTTGAATGTAGCGCCCCTCCGAAGAGAGGGAAATCGCTTGCAGAGCACTATACGTCGCCATGGTCAGCGGCCTCCATAGGTGTTGTTGGTCTGGCGGCTTGCCACCACGCCGGCATTGATCTTGCCCGTGGTCGGAGCGGTCCCCACAACGGTGTAGAAGAGCCGCACGAAGCGAGTATCGGTCGACTCCTCGAATTCGGCGGGCACCTTGAACTGGTATCCCGCCACGAGACTGGCCAGCGGCACAGCTTCACCCTGCACGCGCGTGGTCCAGGTGGTGTTGTCGGGCGAGGTCTGAACGCCCACCGCCAGGCTGGTCAGGTTGTTGAACGTGGCCGTCACGGCAACGGACAATTCAACCTCGCAACCGCGCCCGATATCGCGGGTCAGCGGAACCGACGAGCCGAAAGGCGTTCCGGTGGCGCCCAGATCGATGATGTTGGCGGAAGCGGCCGAAGCGGTGATCGCCTGCTGGTCGCTCAGGAGTAGGGAGGCATCGAAGATCATTGGTCTGTTCCCTTTCAGGAGGTGACCGGGATTTTAAGCCCGGCCCCAAAGTGAGCGGCCGATTACTGGACCAGCGTTTCGGTGTTCAGGAGCGCGTCGGTTTCCCGGATCGGCATGCCGCGCCAGGTCATCACTTCTTCGCCCTGAATTTCCATGGGCGTGAGGCGCACGAAGTTGTCGACACCGCTGCGGCCGTTGGTGCTTTCCGCGTCGAGCGCTTCCAGCATGGTCTTGTTCATGTAGATGACCGTGCGGCCGGGGCTGACCTGACCTTCCCGTTCCATCTTGTAGGCCCTGCGCCCCTGCAGACGGTAGTAGAGCTTGCGCAGGAGCGGATTGACCGCAACGGTACCGGCGATCACGTCGGACACGTCGATGTTGGCCAGGCGGCCATTGAAGCGCCAGTCCTTCACGCACAGCCCGATGTGCTGCGAGAACTTCTCTTCCTTGACGTAATAGGGGTTGCCGCTGGCATCCAGCACACGCTGGCGGCCCATGTCCTCGCGCTGCACGCTGGCGGGGACGTTTTCGGGCGTGATGATGCTGGTCTGCATGTCACCATGCGTGACCATCCAGATCGAGGTGTTGTCGCTGCCCGAGCCACCGCCGTTCACCACGTTGGCGTTCGACAGCGAGTTGTAGCGCGGCGCCAGGCCGTGGAACTGCTTGCCGTTCACCTTGACGTCGGAATACCAGATCGCGCTTTCGACCGTCTGTGCGATCGATTCCAGGAAGCCCTGGCCTTCCACGAGGCGCAGTTTGGCCGCTTCCTTCGGCTTGAGGTTGAGCAGGCGCTCATCCACCGACGAAAGGCCTTCCACGAACCCGGTCGTGTCCTTCACCTCGCTGTAATTGCCCTTGGACTGGGCGATGCCCTGGTAGAGCGCGCCCCACGAAACGCTGGGCAGGCCGGTGCGAATGCTGCTGCGGTGTTCGGTACCGCTATTGCAGGTGATGACATTGGCGTCCTTCATGAAGGGCGTCAGCTGGGTCAGGGCCTCGACCACGTCACCGGTGCTATCATTGCTGGCCTTGAGGACGTCGATCAGGTTCCAATAGGAGGTTCCGAGAATTGCCATGATAAGGCTTCCTTACTGCTTGGCGTCGTTGGGATAGAGCCGCTCCCAGACGGGGCGGCTGTCGCTTCCGGCGCCAGCGCGCGCGAAAGTACCGTCCTCGCCAACCATCTCGCCGATTGCGCGAAATGCGCGGATCATATCGGGGTGGTTGCCGAAGCCGGATTCGGTCAGGGCCGTGCGGAACGGGTGGCCGGCAGCGAAGCCCAGCGCATCCAGGCCACGCGCGGCCAGGTGTTCGGTCTGCTCACGGTTCGCGCCGCCGATTTCGGGATCAGCCACGAACGCATCGAGCCATTGCTTTTTCTGCGCGGCGCCTGCGTCGGTCAGTTGCTGCACAAGGGCGTCGGTCGTGCGCTGCTGGATCTGCTGCGCGATCGGCAGCAGGGTGTTGGCCTGCTCGTTGGTCAGGCCCAGCTCGCGCAGCACCGGATCGGCGGCCTCGACCAGGCCGGCATCGAGGGTCAGGCCTTCCAGCGCCAGTTCGTACTTTTCCGGCACAACCGGGACGATGGGCGCGTCGGCTGCCGGCGCGGTCGGATCGGCCGGGGGCGTGGCCGGGGCCGCATCTTGCGGAGGCGTGGCGGGAAGATCGCCGCCCAGCACGGTTCCGTCGTTTGCAGACGCATTGGGCGCCGCGGCGTCAGTCGGCGTCGTCGCCTGGGGGGAGATCGTCGTATCGGTCGGAGCGGTTACGGCGTCGGTCATTGGGCTTGTCCTGTGTGGTGAGAGCTTGGCGAAGGGCTGCGGTCAGCGTGGTGATGGCCTGCGGATCGGCGGTGCGGATCGGCTCAGGCTGGCCAGCGTGGACCATGTGCAGCAGTTCGAACCCCAGGCTTCTCCGCCCCTCGACAAAAGCGAGATCGCGGTCCAATCGCCCATTGGCTCCGACTTGCTGCCCGACGATTCCAGCGGCGTGAATCGCGGCACTCAGGAAGCGCATGAATTCCGGCCGCGAGAGCAGAAACTCGGCGTCGCGCTGCTTTTGGCTCATGCCGGCATCATCCGGTTCAGCAGGCTTTGCCCGCCGCCCACATCAGCGCGCGAGAGCAATTCCGCGGCTGCCGCGCCATCCTTGGCCACGGGTGCCATCGCCGCTGCTTGCTGGGCTTGCTGTGCCTGCGCGCGTTGGTCGCGGATTTGCTGCACCTGGTCCGTGGTGCGCATGATCTTGGCAGGCGTGCCGGCGCGATAGCCGTATTCGTCGATCGCCGCGTCGAAATCGATCTTGTCGAGCGCGTCGGGATGGGCGGCCGCCAAGTTGCCGACAAAGCCCACCACGCGCTCGATCTGGCCGATGCCAACCATGCGCTGCATCTGTTGGAGGATCGAGACGAACTCGACGTTGATCTGCTGCTCACTCAACGCCTGGGGCACCGGTGGCAGCATCCCACCGCGGCTCATGATGCCGAACGTGCGGTCGATGGAGACTTCCAGTTTTTCGTTGGCCACGCGCTCGATCACGGGGCCAAGCTGGGTCAGCTTTTCCTCGTTGCGCGCCGCAATCTCTTCCATGTTGCGAGGCTGAACGCCGCGCATGTTGGTGATCGCATTGAACAGATCGGCAAAGCTCAGGCCATCGATCTGCTGGCGGCACTTGGTCATTTCATCGCCGATCGCCGCCACGGCCTGGTACGGCATCTGGTAGGGGATGAGGACGCCATCCTTGTCCATGCCCGCTGCGGTAACTGTGCGCCCCGGCTCGCCAGTCAGCTTGACACCTGGCGGCACGATCTTTTCGGGCTTCACCATGGCATCGATGGCTTCGTTGCGGCGCTTGGCCTGCATCTGCAATTCGCGCAACGCCGGCAGGGCTTCCATGCCGGGCGAATGGCCGTAAGTGTCCCCACCCACCACGTCCCAGCGCGGGGCCCAGAACGGTTGCTCGTTGTACCCCGACACCTTGAGCAGCCCATTGGGGTTGCCGCCGGTTTCCCAGTAGGCGCTGCGCCAGGGCTTCGATCCCAGGCGGCCGGGCTGGTGGTCTGGATCAGGCTCGATCGCGTGGTAGATTTCGACAGGCTTGTCGTACTGGCTCTTGTCGTACATCGACCGCACGGTGCGTGAGACCGCATCGCCAAAGGTGTCGACTGCCTGCTTCACGCTCATGGGGCAGATGCGATAAAGCGTATCCGGCGTCATCGCGTCGGATAGGGCGATCCAGTATTCGCCGAACGTCAAGGCGTGGCAGACTGCGCCCACCTGGCGGTGATCGACCATGACGCATGCTTCGGTGCCGAACAGGCCCATCTCGCCATAGCCGGCCTTGACCGCACCGTAGAAGTTGGTCTGGGCGAAGAACGTGTACATGCGGCGCTCGACTTCGCTGAGCCAGTCGCGCACGCCCGGCTCGTCCATCATCGCGTCGTCGCCGGTTTTGAGCGTGAACCACGGGCGTGACGCACTCGACAACCCAGACGTCATGCCGTTGGTCAGCGTGCGGAACGCCTCGATGCCATGGGGGTCGAACAGCGTCCTGTTCCACTGGCGCCGGCGGCCACTGTTCTGGTCCTTGCTGTTGGACAGGAACCGCGAGCGCGCGGGCTGGGCGAAGCGGGCAATCTGCTCCGCCTCCTGCTCATAGTCGCTGCGGATCGACTTGAGTTGTCCCAGGCGCAACTCGCAGTGCTTGCGGATCGCGCGTGAACGCTCGTCATCCAGCGGCCCAGCCTGGCCACGGGCCGAGAGAATGGGCCGGTCTGCCATCAGCCGAGCGTCGCCTTGGACGTGGTGGGAGAACCCAGCACGCCTTGCGGCGACGTGACCATTCCGGCGAGGATCGCCTTGCGCCAGCTGCTGGAATCGTTGGCCGAGGTTGCCGCGCCCGCGTCAGGGAGCTTTTCAGCCTGCCGCGCTGGCGCGGTGGGCACGGTCGGGGTGCTGCAAATAGGTGCCTCCTGTCGATACAGGAGACGGGCCTACGGATGTGTCAATCGACCGTGAATCGCATGACGAAGGTTCGAATTTTCATGATCAGACCTATGGCGGCCTTCACCGCGTCAGACGCGGAGAATGTTCGCGTTTGAGGCACGTGGAATCCCGTTGCTGCAAATGACCGCCTTGATCACCTTCGCTGGTTTTGGCAGTTTCGCGCACATGACTTCACGATCGTTCGTGCGATTCTCGATGCAAAGTGCCTGCATTCAGATTGGTGACATCAACGCATATGTAGCAGGGAAAATAGGATTTTTGGTGGACAATTGCGGCGATTCCACCGCAACCAAAGGTAGGTTATCTGACCGGAACAGGAACGATTTTTTCAACCTTATGTTGACATTGTCGAGGTTATCCACAATCTCGGCACCGGAGATTCACCATGTCATACCATGATCGCCTTCTACTCAAGGCTGCAAAAGCCTCAAGAAAGCGCGCGTCCGGTGAGCGGGTGGCCGCGGCGCTGCGGGGCATCAATGTCATAACCTTGAATCCGAATAGCCCCAATTTGAACATTGGCTCGTTACAGGATGACTGGTTAGCGGTCGGCAACGACATGCGAAATGCAATGCGGCAGTTGGATTTTTGTGACTAACAACGGTTCTGAATTCGAAAAGTCACATGAAGCGACGATCGAACAGTCGATCGCGCAAACTCTTCAGCCGTTTGTGCAGCCAGGCAAAACCGACCAAGCAGTCCGGGCAGTCACCACAGTGTTTCGGAAGGTGCATCAAGGTCCCTTGCCGGCGCCGGAGGATCTTGGGCATTACGAATCGGTGATGCCCGGCGCAGCGGAGCGGATTTTCCAGCTTACCGAGCGCGAACAAGCACACCGCCACGAACAGGAAAAATCCGTGTTCAGACGAGAATACCGCACCCGGTATATCGGACAGGCTGGCGCGATACTGATAGCATTCGGGCTGATGGGCGTGGTGGTTTTCTGCGCATATGTCGGGCAGCCAGTGACTGCGGGAGTTATCAGCGCGATCGGTATCGCTGCGGCTGTATTCATCAAGCATACCGCGCAGAGGAATGAACGGGTCTCTCAGGAAGACCAGCGTCCGGTTGCCAAGAAAAAGCCCGGACGAACGAGATAGGGCGCTGCAAGCAATAGATATTCTCGTGTTTGTGAACGCGTGATTATCGGCAGTGAGGCGGGGGCGTCCACAATCAAAGTTCCTCATACCGATCCCGCGCGCCGTAGTTGTCGGGATCCAGATACCCCGGCACGGCACGCGGCATGACAGGCTCAGCAAATGTGCAGGCCAGCGCATCTCCCCAGTCGGGGCTGGGCAGGCCGCGCTTCTTCATGTCGGGCTTGCGTTCCAGCTTCACGCGCGTGTCATCGGCCGCAAAGGCATAGGTCGGGCCGATCAGGTCATCGCGCAGCCGCTCCCTGTCGGGGATGGCACCGGAACGCAGCCAGGACCGCATGCGCGTCCACATCTCGGCGCGTTTGTCGGCGGTGGGTACGGTAACGCCCGGCTCCAGTTCGGCATCGCGCCCCTTGCCGCCAAACCAGACCTCGATCACTGGAGTGTCGGGGATCAACTGGCGCAGGCGATCAACCACGGCTGCACCGATGTTGCCCGCGTCCACGAAGATCGCATCGGGATGATAGCGCGCCGCTTCCAGAGCGATATCGCCGGCCAGCGTCATGGCATCGACCTGGCCCCACGACTTCCACGGCAGCGACCGCGCGTCGCGCCCCCGGCGAATGGCAAGCACGCTCTCGTCGTCGCCGAAGCGCGCACAGTCCACGCCGAACACGATCGGGTCACCGGGCAGGCCGGCAGGGATATCGCGGCTCTGCGCCACCTCCACGTCGCTCAGGGCAATGAACTGCATGCTGCTGGCGGACGGGAACATGCCGCGCACGCGGACCTTTGCGATGTCGCTATCCTCGCCATAGGTATCGCATAGCTCCTGCAGGTAGGTCTTGTTCGTGCCCTCCACGGTGCGGCTATCGATCTGCGCGGTGCGCCACAGGTTGCGGTGCTTACCGAAGCACTCGCGGAATGCGCCGGTGTTCAGCGTCGGGTTGCCGAACGCCAGCCAGATGATCTCGGTATCGGCATCGGTGAGTGCGCCCAGCGCCACTTCCCACACCTTGTCGGCGATCCCGCTGGCCTCGTCGAAGATCAGCACGATGCGGCGCCCCTGGTTGTGCAGGCCGGCGAACGCTTCGGTGTTGTGCTCGCTCCAGGTCACCAGGTCCGCGCGCCATTGCTTTTCATGCCCAGGTTGGTTCGATGTGATCGACGTGGCCGACACGCGAAACCAGTCACGGGTGAGCGCCAGGTTCTGCCACTTGGTCAGTTCCGGCGACGTCTTGGTGAGCAGCTGGGCTTCCGTGTTGGCGGTCACGACCACGCGGGTGTCGGGGCAGGTGTCGAGCGCCCATTTGACCAGCATCGAGATGGTCGCGGATTTGCCAATACCGTGCCCCGAAGCGCGGGCGATGCGAAGTGGCGTATATCGCGTGGCCGGATTGGCCAGGTGGTCGCGGATCTCGATCATCACCTCGCGTTGCCACCGGCGCGGACCGTCGATGCCCACCAGTTCGCCTTGCCCCCAGGGATAGACGTAAAGCGCGTGGCCAAGCGGATCGTGCGTGAAGCTGCCGACATCGGCGGCCAGCTCGGCTTTGGCATTACGCGCCATTCGCTGCCCTCCGGCGCGCGGCGTCCACAGCATCGGCCAGGTCGAAGTTCGAGCCGTCGGCGTTGCCGTGCTTGATCAGTTCGCCGTAACGCTTGGGGTCCCACTTCGCGAGCAGCTTGAGCCGCGCCTCGAAGCGGTTCTTGGCGCGCTGCACCGATGCCCCGTCGATGCGGGTTTCGGTGCGGTCCTCTCCCGTCGTCGTGGTGACGCGCTCCGGTTCCTCATCGATGATCTTTAGGGCGTCCATCGCGATGGCGTCGAAGCCCAGTTCGCGCGCGCGCGCGATGGCCCGAGCCAGTTCGTCATCCGCGTCGGCCCACAACCTGATCGTGTCATCGTTCGCCATGCCCTTGCCGCGACAGATCACGGTGAGCGGCGTTCCCTTGCTAAGGCCGGCAATGACCTTCGCGATGATCTTTTCGCGCTCGGCTGGCGTGTAGACCTTCGCCATCAACGTTCCCCCAGCAGGTAGCCATTGCGGCGCTTGGCTACGCATTCCTTGGCCCGGTCGAGCAGGCGATCGAGAGCGCCCAGTTGCGGCAGGCCACCCAGCATCAGATCGGCCACATGCTCAGGCACGCCCAGTTCGGCCAGGGCGGTGATCAGTGGCCCGTCATAGTGGGTGCCACGGTCAGCGCGTGGCTTGTCGGTGCGCTCGTTTGGCGGTGGCGCGGTGCGCTTTCCGGTGGCGGTGATGGTCACGATGCGGGCGCGGTGGTGGCGCTGCACTTGGATCAGCCCCTTGGCTTCCAGGCGTGCTACCGTCTTTGGCCCCATGCTCGACGAGGACGCGCCAATCTCGATTTCGATATCGATGTTCATCGGGCAGCAGTCGCCAGCTTCGGCGGCCTCGTAGATCATGCGATAGGCGATCGATTCCGCAGGCGTGAGGTGAGCAGGGCTGGTGCTTTCGCCGATGTCGAAAAGGGTGGCTTGTGTCATTGCGGCCTCCATGCGGCGATATGGCTCCTGTGGACGTTGGCTGGGAACACGGTGATGACGCGATTGCCGTTCAGCATCACGCGGTGCCCGGTGGGCAGGCGCACACACGGCGCGCCGAAGTCTGCGGCCAGTTCGATGGCGGCCGAGGAGAGCAAGGCCACAACCTCGCCATCGGGCAGGTTGCACACCCGTTCCTGATAGCGCTGGATGGCATGGATCGTGACGTGGATCATGCGGCTTGCGCCTCCCCGCCACCATCGGCTGCCACGGCATCTGCCCAGCTGCCGGCGCGCAGCGAGTAGCGGCCAGACGGCAGGCGCCACAGCAGCATCATGTCGGACAGGCGGCGCTTGAGCTTGTCGGGCATGGCGTCGATCTCGGCCTGATCGAACCGGCCCTTGCCCTCGATGGCGGCCCGCAGCCGAGCGGCAAGATCCTCAAGCCGGGCCGCGCGTTCGTTTTCAGCGATGCGCCAGGCGGCTGACTTCACGTCGACCGCCTCGTCGTCACGCTTCCAGCCCTTCGCGATGTCCAGGCATTCCGCGATTGAGGGAAACCAGCGACACGTCTCGAGAACGCGGCGCGTCAGGTATCCGATAGCCTCTGCCGGCATGTGGCCCAGGGTGCGGGCGTAAAGCTTGGCTCGGTGCTCGCCGGTGTCGTCGTCATCCCCCTTGCGCGGCAGGATCGCGATGGCGCGCAGGAACTTGGCGAAGTGGTCCGGCGGGCAGGGCGGCAGGGCCGGCAGCGGGGCGGCTGCGATCGCGTCGACTTGGGCGAGCAGGCCGTCACCAACTCGTGCCGGCAGGCCCGCCAGAAAATCCGCCGCGGCGCTCGGCGAGGCCAGCATCGAGCCGGTCGAGAGCGCGGGTGAATCCGTCTCCCTCGCTCCGGGAAGCGCGGGCAGGTGCTGGCTGATTTGCGTTGCGTCGGTCATGACGGAATCCCTCATCGTTCTTGCGGCGGCACCAATTTCGCCATGCGGCTTGCCAGTCGGCTTTCAGGGCGTTCTGCCCGGTCGCCGCAGCGGCCCAGTCCCGGAACTGGGCAAGCTCTCGCTCGATCGCGCCGGGGGGCCACGCCGCGACAGCCTTCGCCATCTCCCCAGTGAAAGGCTCGGGCTGCCAATCGACCGGCAGGCGGCTCCCTCGCGTACGCGCACGGGGTGTGTGTTCCGGGTGGGTATGGGTGGGTGGGGTTTGTTGGGGGGTGTGGGGGGAAGAAAGGGGAGGGCGGGAAAGGGAGGGGTGTCCCGGGACAGGTTCGGACACGTCCCGGGACTGTCCCGGGACAACGGCGGGATTGTCCCGGGACATTTCACGTTGACGCCGCTTCTTGTCCCGCGCGGCCGCGCGCCGTGCTTCAACGTGCGCAATGGCGGCGTCAGCTCGAGCCTGGGCCTCTTCCAGTGCCCTGACAGCGATGAGGATCGCCTCGAACGGCGCGCCCGCTTCGGCCATGGCCTGCATCAGTTCAGACGTCGTCACGCGGCTTCACCGATCGTGATCTCGACGCGCCCAGGTGCTTCCGGTTCGGCGAACTCGAAGGCCGGCAAGAACCGGCTGTCATTGACGCGCATAGCATCGGCCAGGCCATCGAAAATCGGTTTGCAGCGGTTCGGAAAATTGACCCGATCCCCCCGCCGGTTCGGCGGCACGAAGCGCACGCGCACGACGATGTCGCCGGCAGCGGGCGCTTTGACCTTGGCCGCGAGCGCAGCGGCCTTGGCCCAGGCACGCCACTTGGCGGTGACACCGGACTTGCCGTGCCAGTTGCCTTCGGCGTGCCCGGACAGGCTCGACGGGGGGAACGGGAGGGTGATCACCGGATCAGGCTTCCGGCTGCCCCAGGTAGATGGGCAGGGCGGTCTTTTCGCCCACATCCGCCACCGCCTCGTTAAACGCGGTTTCGAACGTCAGGTCGGGGCGCCACAGTTCATACCAGAACACGGGCTTGCCGTTGGCGATGCGATACCGCAGCCGCGCAATGAGGCGGTAGAACACGGGCGAGCGCGCGAAGATCGGGATGACGATCGAGAACAGCTTGGGGAAGTTCACGGGCTTGCCATCGGCTGCCTTGTGTTCCGACACGAAGGTGAATTCCGTTTCGCCCGAGGTCAGGTTGACCGCCTCGCAGGATTCCGCCGTCTCGTAGATCTTGAACTTGACCGAAAGGCCGACGAGGCGCGTGGGCGTAGCGATGGCGTCGGTGCCGGTGGCCCGGTTCGCCTTGGCAAACGCTTGCGCCTGCTCAGACCACTTGCCGACCGGATCATCGGAAACATCGACGATCTGCGTTTCCAGGAATTGGGCGAACTCGCCCATGCTCATCGGCTTCGCGTCGCGGCTGAACCAGGCTTGCCATTCTTTCGAGAGCGGGAAGGAATAGGCGGCGCGGTGCCGGCGCGCTTGGGCTGCATTGACGCTCAGTTCCCCGCCGACTTCGCCGTTGTCGGGATGGTAATCGAAGATCGCCGTCAAGCTGGGCTTGGCCAGATCATCGACAGCGAAGATCGCCGAGTGCGGGAACTTGAAGCGGTTCACCAGCGCGATAAAGCTGGGCAGCTGGGTGAGCGTCGCAGTGCCCGCACGGTGCAACGGATTGTCCCGATATGCGTCGAACGCATTTGCCGGCAGTGGCGTGACGCTGCCATGAGCCCCGAGAGTGAACAGGGCTTCGGTGCCATCGCGCGGATCTGCCAGGGTGATGACTTCGGCACGCAGGTGGTTCTCAGCCGTGGCGATGGCAGTCGCCAGCAGTTCGCCAGTGCGATCGACGACGGATTCGGTTTTCGGTTCGGTCATGTCAGGATTCCTTCGATCAGCCGCGCACGACGCGGGCTTCGGTGGAGATTTCGCGGATCGCGCCGAACAGGTTGCCCTGGCGTGGCTTGTTGGGGCTCAGGCGGCCATCGGCCGTGAACCACGCGACGGTGGCACCATGCTTCTCGACCGGCAGGGTCATCTTGAGGCTGGGCGTGACGACCGAGAATTCGCGGGTGGGGTCGAATTCCACCTCAATGGTCAGTGCGATTTTGCCCTTGACCTTCTTGTTGCCGTCGATGCCGGCCGCCTCCAGCTTGGTTGCGAATTCCTGCAGGGGCTCGCTGCTGTCGGTGTTGAATTGGCCGTCCTTGAGCATCAGGATCAGGTCGGACAATGTGGACGCAGCGGGGTAGCGCCGCCCGCCGTCGGCGGCTTCCAGCAGTTCCCCGGTGTCGGGGTCATGATCGTCAGACATTTGGCATTCTCCGTGGCGCGGGATAAGAAGACAGCGGGCGCCGCGCCTTGCGCTCGCGTTGGAAAAGGGGCGCGGCGCTCAACCGGCGCGCGAGTGGGGCGCACCGGTGATCACATCTCGACCTTTCGGCCGCGCAGGCGGGGATATCCGGGCGCCGGCGGCGGCTCATTGCGGAACAGCCAGCCCGCGCCGTGGCGCTCGAGATACGCGAGGCGCGCGGCGATCAGCACGTTGCCGCTGGTGATTTGGCCGAAGCTCGATGCGCTTCCGGCCGGTGCGATGACATCGCGCGCGCTCATGCTGCCCTCGCAGCCATTGCGGTGACAGCGCGGGCGTTGCGGCCCAAGCGGTTGCCGATATGGGCAAGATTCGCCGAGCCACCGTTGATGCCCCGGACCAGCGCCGCGGCATCTTCCGCCACTTCCGCAGCGAGATCACCCGGGCTGGGCTCATCTTCCGGCAGGTCGAACGCGCCCTGGCCGATGATCGGCAACCATTCGTTTGTAAAATCGGCGCCCAGGACGGCTGAGATGGAAAGCATCTGGCCCCAGTCGAGCGACCGCCAGTCGGGATGCCCGAGCCGATAGCCCTTGAACGCCTCGATTGTGCGATGATGCACGCCCGATGCTTTAGCCAGTTGCGCAACGCTCATCCGGCGGCCGCGTCCAACGAAAAGGCTGAGGCCTTTCTGGAACGCGTTCACGACTTGTTCGTGGGAAACAAGCGGCTCAAAATCCACGGAATGTCTCTGCTGCATGTGCGAGATACCTCGGTATGGAAGGAATATCGATCAAAGGCCGGGGCGATGGCTGGCAGGGGGAGGGGCACCATCGCCCCGGCGCCCGTGGTGCGACCCGACGGGCAATGGGGTCGTCAGCGTCGCTTGCGACCGCGCGGCACGTCGGCCAGCGTCTCGACCACGATCCATGCCAGGCACAGGCTGGCGCCCATCAACACGAGGCGGGGCCAGTGGTCGGCGATGAAGCTAAGGGTGGCGCTCATGCTGCCGCATCCTGGCGCTGTGCGATCAGCACCATGTCGGCCGGATCACAGCCACACATGGACTTGATCGCGCGCGTCAACGACGCTGCGTCAAAAGGAGAAGAGCATGAGCACTGCTGATTGGTATCTTGAGGAAGATGGCGCGGTTGCGGTTCGTCCAGTTCTCGACTGGCGCATCGCGCGCATTGGTCTGGCTGCTGCCGTCCGGCTATCAACTGCATTTCTTCAGGACGGACTGCCCATCGTTGAACATCTGCAATTTGGGCTAACACCCGACGAAGCGAGGCAGATTGCTGCGGCACTTCTTGCCGTAGCGGATCGAGCGGACCACGCCGATGGGCTGGCGTAAATGGCGCGCTCATGCTGCGCGGTCCGAAGGCATCGCCAGCGTGACACCCTTTCGCTCGGCGAGCAGGATGATGGCTGGCATCCGCCAGTGCGGGATTTTGCCTGCTGTCTTCCAGCTGGAAACCGTCGATGGGGGGGCTTCGATGGCTTTCGCCACCTCTACGGTGCCGCCGAGGGCGACGATCATCTGTTCAGCGGTCATCATGCATTATGAATTACGATAACCGTAACGTCGTCGCAAGCCCTTTTGTTACGATATCCGTTATCGACGGGGCATTACGATATCCGCAATGTCGCTCCATGGTTACGCACGACGAGATCCGCGACGAACTGCTGCGCCGCCTTGATGAAAAGCGCCATTCAGCTAAAGCAATTGCCGAGCTGCTTGGCATCGCGCCGCCGCGCATATCGGAAATTCGGCGTGGCGATCGCATGATCCAGCAAGACGAGATGGTTACGTTAGCCCGGTTCTTTGGCATGGGTGACATTGCGAACGATCACCACGCAGAGTTCGAATGGCTTCCGGTAATCGGGATTGCAGCCGCCGGGACTTGGCAAGAAGCAATCACGCTGCCGCATTATTCAGTGCCGATACTTCGCAAGCCTGGGCGCAAACCTACTTTTGCAGTGGAAGTCTATGGCGACAGTATGGATCGCGTCATCCCGCATGGCAGCTGGGCGGCTATCGACCCTTCGCAGCGCACGCTGTTTGAGCGCAAGGTCTATCTAATTCAGAACGGCGATGGTGAAGCGACGATCAAGCGTTATCGCGATAATCCTGCACGCTTTGAGCCGGACTCGTTCAATACTGAACACAAAGCCATCCACATGGGTGAGCATCAGATTGCCGTGATCGGCAGGGTAGTGGCATGGGGGAGCGAGGAGGGGCTATGAGGAAGATTCTTTTTGCCGCGACGATGCTTGCGGTGGGGATTCCACAGGTGGCGCCAGCCAAAAGTGTGAAGTCGGAATTCATCAGCGCATGGACTGACCGCGCGGCACGATACCTATCTGATTTAAAAGATAGGCAGGCTAATTTGCAGTCCACCTCCGCGCAGGCTGACGCCGCGGCCTCCGCCCACAGCGCGGATGCAGAGCAAAAAGTAATGCAGTATATCAAGGCCAGCGGCGAATACGGATACGCGCAGGGACGATCGATCACATTGACGGCGTTTCAAGCATTCATAAAGTCTAAACCGTCAGAAGCCAGAGTTGATATGTGGATGCAGGAGCAGGCCCAATCAATAAAGGACTATGGAAAGCAGGTTGATGCCAAACTTGATGAAGTAAAAGCAATACAATCGGACCCAGAAAAACAAAATTCGCAGACCGTTCTGCACCTTATAGGCGAGCATTCTTTTATGAATGGTCTAAATAAGGGCATGATTGACGAGATTTTACTTATTCAGCAGAATATGGATACCTTTAATGTTGCGCGAAGGGAGGAAAGCGCCAGGCGCACGGCAGCTTGGCAGGCCCTGGCGAGGTCTATGTCTCAGATGGGGGAAAGCATGCAGCAACCGATGCAACCACCCCCGCCGTTGATCGCTCCAAAAACGGCTCAAACCACGAATTGCCATACAACTGGCCAGAACACCACCTGCACAACCATGTGAGCCGGACTTGAAGGCAAATCGCACCCCGCTCCGGCGGGGTTTTTTGCGCGCCCATGAAAAGTTACGATTATCGTATTGACGTGCAATTACGACTATCGTAACAAATCTCCATCAGCCGGTGAGCCGCAAGCGCAGACCCGGCCAGCTTGGAGACTGGACGATGGCCACTGCCTCGATCACCGAAATCCCCGCGAACTGGATCGCCTACCGCGCCACCGTGCGCAATCGTGATGGCTCGATCCGTGCGCAGCACACCTTCCACCATGCCGCCGGCGCTTCCGATCTGGACCTGCGCAGCCGCGCCTATTCCATCTGGATGCCCGCCCGCATCGGGCAGTTCATGGACCCCACGCTGACCGTTGAACCGGTGGGCGCTGGCCATGCAGAGGCCGCGTGAGATGTGTGGCCCTGCAGTCACCCGCAGCATCAGGAAAATGTCTGATGCTGCCCTTATCGAGATCGCGTTTCGTCGCGGGTCCGTGTTCCGGCAGAAATATGCCGAGCACGTCGCGGCCTGGGACGCGCTGACCCGTCGCGAGATCTGGGCGCGCTATTACCGCCAGCCAGGCTTCCGCGCGGCATACGATAGCCGCGTCGCGGGCGAGGGGCGGGCGGCATGATCCGCAATATCGCCTCCTGGCGCGTGACTATCGCCGAGGCCGGCGTGACCCGTGCCCTCGCTGCCGCTGCCATCGCTCTCACCCTGATCTTGCCGGTTCTGGCCGGCGCTCTGATCCTTGTTGTGGAGGCCATGTTCCAATGACCCCGCGTCCCCGAGCCACGGACTGCCTGCCGGTCCGGTTCATCGCCGCGCCGCCCATGCGCGGCCACCGCACCTATCTGGACTTCCTTCCTGCAGCCTCGCCGGCAGCCCCCGCCGGAACCCCCGCAACCCGCGCCCAGGCTGTCGTGGCCAGCTTGGGCGCCAACCGGGAGCCGCGCCCGTGAACGCTCAAATGAAAATCGACAACCCCGTTGTCCCGGCTGTTTACGTGGCGATTTCCAACGTCATGGCCGCTGTCTCTCGGGAAGGGCTGTCCAAGGGGCGCCGCAACCAGCAGCAGGGGTATCAGTTCCGGGGCATCGACGACGTCTACAACCTGCTCTGTGGCATCCTTGCTGAGAACAAGCTCGTCATCTTGCCGGATGTTGAGAAGATGGAGCGGGAGGAGCGGCAGACCCAGAAGGGCGGCCAGATCACATTCACTATCCTGACCGTGCGCTTCAAACTGGTGTCAGCAATCGACGGCTCGTTCGACTATGTGCGCACTGTTGGTGAGGCCATGGATAGCGCCGACAAGAGCGCAAACAAGGCGCAGTCGGCGGCCATGAAGTATGCCGAGCTGCAGGTTTTTCAGATTCCCACCGAAGGCGACAATGATGCGGATGCTTCGCATCATGAGGTTGCGGCGCGTCAGGATCATGCCGGCAAGGAGAAGCCTAAAAAGGCAAATGCAGCCGCTAAGGCAGACGGCATGCCCCCTGAGGCCTTTGCCAAGATCACGCAGCTTCTCAGCGCAACCCGCACATCGCCGCAGATCCTTTGTGAACACTACAAGGTCGCCAACATCGGGCTGCTCAACAAGGCTCAGTTTGAGGAAGCGGTCGAGCGTCTGGAGGTCGACCTTGCGCGCCTCGCCCGCAAGCAAACCAACAACGAGTTCGATGCCAGCCAACTGGCCGGCGCGGACCTGTGAAAGGCTCACCGATGACCACGATCTACAACGGGTCGAAGGGCCCGACTGAAATATCCACCATGAACGGCAAGCACGCCGCGACCGCCGCCGCAAAGCTGCGCCGGGAAGCGCCGGAGCGCGTTACCGAGATCGAGGCGCTGGAGGCGCATGCCGCGCGCATGGCCATCGAGCACGCCGCGCCGGATGAAAACCCGCGCGCTGTGATCGGCGGCAACATGCCGCCCGAGGAAATCGAACCGGTGACCGCGTCCACCGATGGTCCCGCAACGATTGCCGGCCGCAACGCAGTCGAAATCCACATTGCCGACCTGCTCGCCGAAGCCAGCAACTGGGCCGATGGTGTGCCGCTGGAATCGGAAGACCAGGCCTCGCAGGTCGCAAAGCTGGTGCGGATGCTCCAGGACGCTGGCAAGCTGGTCGACGAGACGGCCGACGAGGAAAAGCGGCCGCTCAATGAAGCGCTGGCCGAGATCGGCACCTGGCGGAATGGCTGGCTGGCCAAGGGGCTCAAGCGCACGCCCGATGGCAAAATCACGACCGCGCTTTCTGCGCTGGGCCGCCTCTCCACGGGCTGGCTGATCAAGCTCGAGCACGATCGGCAGGCGCGTGAAGCCGCAGCCGCCAAGGCTGCCGCCGAAGCCGCAGCCGCCGCGCTCGCAGCCAAACAGGAGGCCGAGGTCACTACTGATCTGGCCGTGGTCGATGACGCGCAGGACAAGATGGCCGAGGCCATGTCGCTGATCAAGCAGGCGCAGGGCATCGGCAAGGCCAAGGTTCGCGTCGACAGCGGCGAGGGCTTTCGCGCGCAGGCCTTGCGGTCATTTTGGACCGCCATCCCCACCGAGGAAGATGGCGCGTGGACCGCGGCGCTCAAGCACTATCTGCCAAATCCGGAATTCCAGCAGGAACTGCGCGAGATGATCAAGCGCTGGGCGCACCGCGACGCCCAAACCGAGGCCGGCCGTGCCCATCCAATCCCTGGCTTCCGGTTCAATGAGGATCGGAGGGCCGCATAATGGCCGGCAGCGTGAACAAGGTCATTCTGGTGGGCAACTTGGGGGCTGATCCCGAGGTGAAGTCCTTCCAGAACGGCGGCCAGCTTTGCAATCTGCGCATCGCCACTTCCGAAAGCTGGAAGGACCGGCAGACTGGCGAGCGCAAAGAGCGGGTCGAGTGGCATAGCGTCTCGATCCAGTCCGAAGGCCTGGTGGGTATCGCCCAGCGCTACCTGCGCAAGGGCAGCAAGGTCTACATCGAAGGGCAGCTTCGCACCCGCAAGTGGCAAGACCAGAGCGGCCAGGACCGGTACACGACCGAAATCCTCGTCGCCGGCATCACTGGCAGCCTCACCATGCTGGATAGCCCACAGGGCGGCCAGGGCAGTCAGGAACGCAGTGGCGGGGGAGGTTGGGGCGGTCAGCGCGAAGAGCGCGCCGGTCAGCGCAGCACGGGCAGCTGGGGCAACTCCAGAGGCAGCAGCAGCTTCGGCGGCAGCTTCGCCGACGATGACCTGGACGACGACATTCCGTTCTGATGCTCCCCGCCACCACTGAAATCCCCTGCATTCGACACGAAAGGGCAGCCAGATGAGCGCCGCCGATCGTCCCCCTCTGCTATTCAAGGCGCACCTTGGAATGCTCCGCCCCGCCAATCGTGCGGCCGAAGAGGCAATGCGCGAGATCAAGGGCAACGTCCGTTGCGAGATCAAGGGCGGGATCGCCAACCAGCGCCGTCGCGGGCTCTATTGGGCCGTCGCCCACCTTGTCGTGCCGCTGCTCAATGAACGGTTTCGCCTGACGCTCGACGAGCAGGACCTGCACGATATCACCCGTGCGAAGCTGCGGATGTGCGACGAGATCAAGCTGCCCAGCGGCGAGGTCCACCGCAAGCTGTGGTCAACCAGCAACCGCGCCATGAACGAGGCCGAGCGCGCAGCGTTCACCGACAAGGCGCTTGCTCTGTGGTCAACCTGGTGCGGCGTGGACGTGACCACGCTGCGCGCCGAAGCCGAAAGGCTGGCCGCATGAGCTGGTCCCCGCAGCAGGAGCGCGCGATTGCTGACGTTGGCGCGTGGCTGGCCGATCCAGACGGCAAGCAGGTCTACCGCGTGTTCGGCTATGCCGGCACCGGCAAGACCACAATCGCCAAGGAACTGGCCAACAAGGTCAAGGGCACCGTTCTCTATGCGACCTTCACCGGCAAGGCAGCACTTCAACTGCGCCGCAAAGGCTGTGCCGACGCCTCGACGATCCATTCGCTGATCTACAGCGTGGAGGTCTGCGACAAGACAGGTGAGGCCAAGTTTCGGCTCGACGCTGAAAGCGCACTGGCCGATGCCGCGCTGCTGGTCGTGGACGAGGTGTCCATGGTCGGGGAGGATCTGGCGCGCGATCTGCTGAGCTTTGGCGTGCGCATCCTCGTGCTGGGCGATCCCGCGCAGCTTCCGCCGGTCAAGGGCGAAGGCTTTTTCATCAACGAAGAGCCCGACGTCATGCTGACCGAGGTGCACCGGCAAGCCCAAGACAATCCGATCATCCGCATGAGCATGGACGTTCGCGCTGGCACTGCGCTGTGCCCCGGCCAGTATGGTGAAAGCCTTGTCGTTCGCCGCGAGGGCATCGGCAAGGACCGCATGCGCGAACTGGTCTTGGGCGCTGACCAGTTGTTGTGTGGGCTCAATCGGACCCGCCAGACGTTCAATGCCCGCATTCGGGCGCTCAAGGGCCTTGCCGGGGCCGCCCAGCCTTGGCACCCGACCGTCGGCGACCGTCTCATCTGTCTGCGGAACAATCGCGAAAAGCGCATTTTCAACGGCGGGCTTTGGAGCGTCGATTCAGCCCGCCCCAAGGAGGCCAGTCTCCAGTTGCGCGTGACGTCGCAGGACGAGAAGCGCGACCCGATCCGCATCCGGGTGCTGGAACAGTTCTTCGCTGGCACCGAGCAGGAGCTCGACTGGCGCACGCGTCGCCAGTCCGACGAGTTCACCTTTGGCTGGGCGATCACTACGCACAAGAGCCAGGGCTCCCAGTGGGACAGTGTCGTGGCGTTCGACGAAAGCGCCGCCTTTCGGGATGCCCGGAGCAACTGGCTTTACACCGCCATCACCCGCGCCGCCGAGCGCGTCACCGTGGTGCTGTGATGTGGCCTGGCAACCGAACCCTGGCCGCATTCCGCGTGACGCCCTCTTGCTCGACGAACTTGGCCACGTTGCCGGATACCGTCGCGTCCATGTGCGCCTTTTCAACGGCTACGACAGCCGGGCGAAAGGGCATGAGCCCTGGCCGGCCGGCGGCGGGAAGCCCCCGACGCAATGGGCGATCTCCCGCCCGGCGCACCCCTTCGAAATCCGCGAATATGAGGTGGCCTGACCATGGCTGATTTTCCTGGCCCATACCACTCCACGGGCAAGCAGGTGCTGCGCAATGGCGCGCACTTCCTCGACGCCTGCAGCCCTGAAACCGCCGCCGCCCTGGCGCTGCTGCTCAACCACGCGCGCGTCGCTGTCTGTCCCGGCCTGCCGATCGAAGAGCTCGAGCAGATGAAGAAGGTGCTTTGGTCGTGAGGGAGCTCTTCATCGACGGATTCGCAGGCGGTGGCGGCGCGTCCACCGGTATCGCCCAGGCGATCGGCCGTTGCGTCGACATCGCCGTGAACCACAGCCCCACCGCTATCGCGATCCACAAGGCCAACCATCCCACCACCGAGCATTTCTGCCAGGATATCCGCTCGCTCTGGCCTTCTGCGGCCACGCGGCTGCGGCCGGTTGGCGGCGCCTGGTTCTCGCCCGATTGCAAGGAATACAGCAAGGCCAAGGGCGGCCCAGTCAAGGACCGCCATATCCGTGCGCTGTCCGATGAAGTGGAGGTCTGGCTCAAGGAAACCCAGCCACGCGTGGCCTATCTCGAAAACGTCGAGGAATACGAGACGGCCGGCCCGCTAGATGAGCACGGCCATGAGATCAAGGAAATGCGCGGCCTGCCGTTCAAGCGCCGCGTCGCGCGCTGGCGTCGGCTTGGTTACCGCGTGCAGCACCGAAAACTGCGCGCCTGCGACTATGGCGCCCCGACTGTCCGGCGCCGGCTCTACGTGCTGATGCGTCGCGATGGCCTGCCGATCGTGTGGCCCAAGCCCACCCACGGCCACCCCGATAGCCCAGCGGTGAAGAGCGGCAGGCTACTGCCCTGGCGCACTGCCGCCGAATGCCTCGACTGGTCGATCTCCTGCCCGTCGATCTTCGACCGCAAACGCGAACTGGCCGACGCCACAAAGCGGCGCATTGCCCACGGCGTGATGCGCTATGTGGTCAATGCTGCCCGGCCGTTCATCGTCAATATCGACGGCGTCGATCACCACCTTCGCTCCCCGCATATCACGAAGTTCTATACCGGCAGCGTTGGCGCCGACATGCAAGCGCCAATGCCCACCGTGACGGCCAACGGACAGCCAGCCCGCCAAGCCGGTGCGACGCCGCTGGGTATGGTTGAAGCGCAGATCGCCCCGTTCATCAGCTTTGGTCAGCAGGGCGGCCGCAACCGGTCCGCCGATGCGCCGATGCACACGGTGTGCGCTTCGACCAAGGACACGAACAGCATCGCAGCGGTAGTGCTGCAGAAGTTCGCCAGCGGTAACGCGCCAGCCCAGGTTGATGAGCCGGCGCAGACCATCGAATGCAAGTCGAAGCACTCTATGGTGACCGCCTTCCTGTCTAGCTTCTATGGCAGCGACGCGAAGAATGGCGGCGGCAACCCGAGCGCGCCGCTGCGCACCGTGCGTGCCGGCGGCCAGCATCACGCTATCGTCGCCGCACACATCGAACAGGCCAACGGCGGCCCGCGCATGCGCAACGCCGCCGGCCGCGCTGCCACCGTGCCGCTTTCGACGGTCACCACCACCGGCTCGCAACAGCGCCTGGTGCAGACCACGCTGGTAGAGCAGGACGCCCTACCGCCCGAACTGCTGTCGCGCGCGGTCATGACAGCCGCGTTCCTGGTGAAGTATTACGGCACTGACAGCGACAACGAGACCGCGCAGAGCCAGGCCGTGGACCGGCCCATGGATACCGTTACGACAAAGGCCCGGTTCGCCGTCGTCACGGTCACGATTGACGCCACCACCTATGTGATTGTCGATATCGGCCTGCGCATGCTCACCCCGCGCGAACTGGCCCGCGCCCAGGGCTTCCCCGAAGACTATGTGCTCGATCCCGTGGTGCGCAAGTTCCTGCGCGGCAAGTGGGTGGAGCGCAAGCTCACCATCTCCGAGCAGATCAGCGCGATCGGCAACAGCGTCTGCCCGCCCGTGGCGCGCGCACTGGTCGCCGCCAACCAACCCGAATTTTGCGAACGCGAGGAGGCGCAGGCGGCATGATCAAATCCGCCTTCCTCTCATCGAAGTCTCCCGGCGGGCAGTTGGGGGCAGGGAAGCGCAGTTTGCGGTCGCGGCTCTGCTGGCGGCGTGGCGGGTATTTCGGCATCTGGGCAAGGCTCCTTTCTGGCCTGCCCATGCTTTCGGCCAATCGCCGATCGCTTTCCCCCGGCGGTTTTTCCGGGCGGGCAGTGCCAGCGCCTCATGGCCCGGCTCGCGCTTTTCGGCAGGGCGGTTCCGATAGCCTCGCCATCATTCAGATCACCGCAATCGCTGTGCATGCGAGGGCGGACAAGGAGGATTGTCGCCATGGCTGAAACCCCGCACGAGTGCTTCACCGTGGCAAGCACCAACTACATTCGCAACCTGGGTGAAGAAGACCGTCGGGGCGAGCACATCGCTATTCATTATGGGAAGCCTCCTGTCCGCAATAATGAGACGGGCACCGTCACCTTTGGGCTGATATTCCCTCTCCTGATCGTATCGCTCTATTCCAGCGAGCGGGAGCAGGTTGCCGAGCGTGTGGCCGAGATCCTCAACGCTCATTGGGACAGCCACGGCCAGCACGACCCGCGCGATGCGCTGATCGCGCAAATGGCTGCGGCGTTGCAAAGCCTAATCCCGGCGAACCTCTGCACCAGCAACGCCAACGTGCCCGATGATACGATCATCCCGGTCGATATGACCATGGGTGACGTGCGCGCGGCCGTCGCGGCGCTGACAGCCATGGAGGTGCGCCATGGCTGAGAAATGCATCCCCTGCGCCGGCAAGGGCTTCCGCTGGGTCAGGGGCCGCACCGGCCAAGCCCACATGGTCAAGCGCCAGTGCCAATATTGCAAGGGCACCGGGCGCGCCAAGCAAACTGGAAAGGGCCGTGGGAATGGCTGATCTGTCCGGCCTGATCGCGCGCGTAGAGGCTGGCCGCATCAAGGCTCTGTCGATCAAGCAGCCCTATCCGCACCATATCTTTTACGATGGGAAGGATGTTGAGAACCGCGATTGGCCCACCAAGGGCCGGGGCTGGTTCATCATCCACGCCGGAGTGTCCAAGAGCGAACTCGACACTGATGATGCGGAAGAGATGGCTATGCCGCGCGGTGGGATCGTCGGCATGGCGCGCATTGTAGATTGCGTGACCAAGATGGACAGCCGGTGGTTCTTTGGCCGCTTTGGCTTTGTCCTCCGGGATGCTTTCCCGGTCGATTTGATCCCGTGCCGTGGGCAGTTGGGGTTTTTCCTGCCACCGCCGGATGCGCTTGCTGCACTGGCCGAGATCCTGCGCGCGAAGGAGGCGGCCCATGTTTGACCGCGAACACCTGCCAATCATCGCGGCGTTCATCGAGCAACTTGCCGACCGGTCGGAAGCGTTCGCTCGCGCTGCAGGCGTGGGTGGCATGGAAACGGCCGGCCACCTGATCAGCTACCTGGCTGAGCGCCCGCGCGACCTCGAACCCTTCCTCAATGGCGGGTTCATGGAACTGCCCGATCGCTGGATCGAGCATGGCCGCCTGACCCACCACGCGCTGAACGGCAAGATCGTGCATCCCGAGCAGGTGCGGCGCGCGCGGGTGGTCAAGGCGATGGAGAAGGGAGGGCCGGCGGCATGATCGTGCGCATCGGCCCCGCCACGCTCCACTTGGGCGATGCCTATCAGATCCGGCCCACGCTCGGCTTCATGGACGCCGACGTGATGGACCCGCCCTATGAATTCCGCGCCACCGGCGGTGGTCACTATCGCAAGAACCGCAAGGGCATGGACCAGATCGTGGACGAAGGCCTTGACCAGGGCTTTGACCACCGCGTGATCAACCCGCTGCTCTGCGGTGCAGCGATCGTGTTTTGTCACAACGATCAATTGCCGAAGCTGCTGCCGTACCTCGACGGTTCGTTCAAGCGGCAGGCAGTCTGCATCTGGCGCAAACGCAACCCCCAGCCGGTGGCTAACAAGCACTATCGGCCGGTGTTCGAGTTCTACGTGCATGCCTGGAACGATGGCTATCACCCGCAGGGCGCGCTTGCTGACCTTGATCGCCAGGTGACGGCATACTCGCCGCGCGGCGCAGACAAGTTCGGCCATCCAACGGTGAAGCCCGATGCTGTCATGGACAAGATCATGGCGAATGTCGCCGGCGAGCGCGTCTGCGATCCCTTCATGGGCACCGGCAGCACCGGCGTGGCGGCCCTGCGCGCCGGCAAGCAGTTCGTGGGCATCGAGAAGAACCCGACCCATTTCCAGACCGCCGTCGATCGAATCACTGCGACTTGGCACAGCATCCAGCAGGAGGCAGCATGACCAGCGCCACCCCATGCGAGGCCCTGGTGCGCCTCGACCGCAAAATCAGCAAGGCATTGTCCACCGGCAAGGGCGTGAAGCTCGGCGGCGACGAATTGGCGCTGCTGGCGGGAATCGGCATGATCGAACAACTCGCCGATTCGAAGGCGAAAGCATTGAAGGAACAGGCCCGGTGTCTACAGTTAAGGGTGGCGTCTATCAGAGAGGGCCGTTCTGGCTCGATCTCGTCAGGGGCGCCGACGGCAAGCCTGCGAGCGATCGATGGTACATCTGGTGGTATGACGCCGCCGCAGGACGCCAGCAGCGCAAGAGCACGCGCACGAGCGACGTTCGGTTAGGGTGCGAACGGCTCGACGAGCACTACCTGGCCGCGCACACGCCCACCGAGGCCGACAAGGCGATCTACTCGGTGCACGACGCTATCACCGACTATTGGATCGAGCACGGCCAGCACCTGCCCAGCGCCGACGCGATCAAGTCGCGGTCGAAGCTCATGGTGCGATTTCTCGACGTCGAGACGGCGGCCGGGCGACTGCCCGATATGATTCGGCCCGACCTCATCGATGACAGGGTGATCGAGAGGTTCCGCGCTTGGGCGCTGGCCGATCCGCTGGTGGCACGGAAGAAGGATGCCGACGGCAACTGGACAGACGGCAAGGTTCGCTTCCGTGCACCTTCCACGGTTGAGGAGGCGGTGATCCAGCTGAAAGCTGCTCTCAACCATGCCTACCGGGCGAGGCGCATCGTTTACCTGCCGCCGCTCCAGCACAAGACGCGCGACAAGGTGACGCCGGCGCGCACCTATCGCCTTTCCGTCGATGCCTTGGGCGAACTGCTCGACTATAGCCTGGTCGGCGCGGGCAAGTATGCTGGGCATGCCGATCGGCTCCTGCCGCTGCGCCGCTACCTGATCGCCGCGATTTGCACGCTGGCCCGGCCCGACGCCATTTTCGACCTCTCGGTGGCTCCGGCGCGCCAGCAATGGCACCGCAACGCCGGGCTGCTCGATCTGAACCCAGCCGGCCGCATCCAGACCAAGAAGGTCCGGCCGACGCTGCCCGTGGTGCCGCTGCTCGATTCGTGGCTCAAGGCCACCGACGAATGGTTTATCTGCCGTGAGGTGCGCAGCTTCGACGATCGCCAACAGATCGACGTGGTCGAACAGGTCGGCGTCGATTCGATCCGCACCGCATGGGACGGCGCCCGCGAGAAGCTGGGTATCCCGGCGGGGTGGGGGCCAAAGCTGATCCGCCACAGCATGGCGACGATTCTGGCCGGGCGCCGCGTCGATCTGATCGAACTGGAAATGGCCCTAGGGCACCGCGTGCTGAGCAAGACCAGCAGTCGCTATGCTATCTTCGATCCGGGCTATCTCGGTACGGTTAAGGCCGGGATCGAGGACGTGATTTCCGACCTCACCAGGATTGCCGGGCCGGCACTTCACGCAAAACTCACGCAAAAGGAGACGAACGTTGCCGTACTCAGAGCATGA